TATCAACGATCCTGGCGAGCTTATACATCTTAAATCTGATTTTACATTTGTTTGCCTCGATAACGTAGAGGGCGCTGTGCCAATGGAGAAATTCAAGTGGCCAGAAAATGCACTTATGATTTTTGGTGAAGAAGGTATTGGTCTTTCTGACGAAATGTTATCTTTGGCAGATCATGTGGTTTCTATTACACAATACGGATCAGTTCGTAGTATGAATGTTGGCACAACTTCTGGCATAGCGATGTACGATTATGTGAGTAAGTTAAATGCCTAGAAGGTTACCCACACTAGACTTACATCATTTAAGCCACGAGGAAGCGGAAAAAAAGATTATTGAATTTATTAATTTTTTAGAACCGCCGTTTAAGATTATAACCGGAAAAACAGCAGAGATGCGTAAGATTGCGTGTGATATAGTTACAGAATATGGCTGGTATTATCATGACGAATATTATTACAACTATGGGTGTATTATTGTCATGAAAGAAGACATCTAAAACAGACCAATGTCTTTAATATCACGACCTTTTTTCTCTGTGTCTTTTTTAACAGTATTAATTAGATAATCTATAACGTCTCTGTAAACTGGCGAAAGTGCTATGTGATGGAACCTTACATGTGCAGCCGATATCATTCCTATTAGTTTACCTTTGACTGTTAAGACTGGCGACCCGGAACTGCCTCCCACTGCTGGGATAGTGTAGACGGCTCTTCTAGCTTTTCTTTCAATCATAGTGTTGCCTGAAAATCTACCATCTAAAACTGGTACAACTTTGGATGAAAAGAATCCTGCAGGTGCTGCTATATTAATAACTTTTTCTCCAAGCTTTGGCCTTCTTTTAGATAATCGTACTCTTTTATCAAATAAGCCCCAGACATGACCTACACAAAGATCTGTATGGCGATCAAAATCAACTATTTCTAAATTGTGGCTGAAATAGTTATAATCGTTGATAGAGAATACTTTTATTATATTTTTTCTTAGTTCTTCGTTTTCTGCTTCTGGCATGCTGTGCATATGCATCCACTCTGGTATTCTTTCTGGATCACACACATGCGCGGCTGTCATTATATACGAGCCTTCAAGAGAATGAGCAAATATAACTCCTGATCCAACACCGCCACCTAAAGGTAGATAACAGGAAGATTTGTAGTTTTTTGGATCACGGGGTGTACAAATTTTTCTGTATGATTTATACTTTACTTGTACGAATGATTTTAATGGTATTTTTTCTTTTCTGTTCTTTTTATTATTTAGACTCGCACAAGAGCCGAACAACGCCAGGAAAAGAACTCCAAAAACTAGAGATTTTAAAATATTTTTTAAATACTGCAAGCCAATGTCCTCATAATAACTAGAAAAGAAAAAGAATAATAACTATTTATATATACATTTCCTTCAACAGGAATTTAAATGAAAAAAATTTATATATTTGATACTAGCGTATTTTTAACAAACTTCAATTGTATCTACTCATACGAAGACAGTGACATAGTCATCCCTCTAAAAGTGCTAGATGAAATAGATGGTCACAAAAAAAGACAAGATGGCGTCGGCGTCAATGCGCGAAATACAATTCGCATTCTAGATTCTCTAAGAGAAAAGGGAAATCTGCACAAAGGCGTTAGCTTGGGTGAGGAATACGGAATAGTCTCTGTAAGAGATTATAATCCAGACGACCTGCCCCCGGGCTTTGATTTATCGTCAGCAGACAATCAAATAATTGGCACTGCTATTACTGAAAACAAGAAACATGATAACAAATCAGTGATAGTTGTCTCTCGCGACATTAACATGCGAGTAAAATGTGATGCTCTTGCGATTCCCTGCGAAGATTATTCTGTAGAACAATTAGTTGATAACACAGAAGATATTTATACAGGTCTAAAACAACATCTGGTCGATGACGAGATAATTGATAGGTTTTATTCTGGTGATGAAATATTTTTAGATGAAGAAGAAGTTAAGTTATATGCAAATCAGTACATAATGCTTATTTCTAGTCTTAACGAAAAAAAGACTGCTCTCGCAAGATTTATGAATTATAATTCTCCTTTGGCAAAAATAACTGAACGAAGAAACGGAACTTGGGGCTTACGTCCTAGAAACAAAGAACAATCTTTTGCGATCGATCTTTTAATGGATCCGAACATACAAGTTATTACAATGATTGGTAAAGCTGGTTGTGGCAAGACTCTTTTGGCCATCGCTGCTGGTCTAGAACAAACATTAGAAAATGATAAAATATACAAAAAGTTAGTAGTTTCTAGACCAATTCAACCACTTGGTAACGATATTGGATTCTTGCCTGGAACTCTCGAAGAAAAAATGAGCCCATGGCTAATGCCTATTCAAGATAACTTAGAATTTTTGTTTGGATCTGATAAGACAACTCTAGAAATGCTTTTTGAGAATGGAACGATTGAAATGGAAGCTCTTACATATATTAGAGGCCGCTCTATCTCTAACGCATTCATTATTATTGATGAGGCCCAGAACCTCTCATTACATGAGCTTAAAACTATTATTACTCGCGTCGGCGAAGGTACCAAGATTATTCTTACTGGTGACGTTGAACAAATTGACAATGTATATTTGGACGCCACAACAAATGGTCTGTCCTATGCAATTGAGAGATTTAAAGATCAAGAATTGGCTGGACACGTAACTTTAATAAAAGGCGAGCGTTCTAAAGTCGCTACTTTGGCAGCAAAAATATTATAATTATTAACAATTATTGTTTAATTTGATATAGTTAAGAAACCTAAAGGAGTAGTATTATGGATCTGGGTAAAACTGAAGTATTAGAAGATGTCGTCGCGAAAGATACAGAATTAAAAAGATGGTTGGTTGAGTACGTTGGAGAAAAACAACAGCCGGAAGATAATAATGTAACAGTTGAAATGATTGTTAATGTCGTAGCAGAAGAATTTCCAGATTTTCTAATGGCAATTGCTGAAGAAAATTGGATTAGAGGATATCATCAGGGCTTAACTGATATAGAAACTGGCTTTAATATGTCTAGTGAGGAACAATAAATGTTAGAGGATTTTATAAAAGAATCCCACGAGAGGTCTAAAAAAGTGGAGGACATAAGATTAATTTTTAACTCTGTTCCAATTCACATAAAAGACCCTTTGCATCAAAATATAGATTTAGATAGAGTTGTTGCTTTTCTAGAAAGAACGTTGCCGAGATCTTTTTTTCACGATTTAGATTTAATTTATATTGGAGAATTTGAGCATCTTGTGCAACGAGAAATAAATGCCATGTATGATTCTGGCGCTATTTATCTTACTAATCAACAAGACGATGAAGAGGATATGATAGACGATATTGTCCACGAAGTCGCACATATGTTGGAGGAAAGATATAGTGAAGACATATACTCAGATTCTAAAGTAGAAGCAGAATTTTTAGGTAAAAGAAGAAAGCTAGAACGAATTCTAAGATTTCAAGAGTATGATACTTCACCTTACAATTTCTTAGATTCAGATTTCTCAAAAGACTTGGATGATTTCTTTTATAAATCAGTTGGTTACCCAAAATTAGAAACACTAGCTATGGGACTATTCGTCTCTCCCTATGCCGCAACATCTGTTAGAGAATATTTTGCTATAGCTTTTGAAGAATACTATTTGGGAGATAGAAAAATGCTTAATGCAATATCCCCTAAAGCGTTTATGAAAATACAACATATTAATAATATTGGAGAAAATTATGAATTGGACAGTTAAAAGCACTAAAAACAATAGAACCTATAGTTTAAAATTAACTGCGGTAGAAAAAAATGGTTTACTGCAAGTTGAAATTACTGTACCAAAAGCAAATCCAAGAGGCGTCCGCCCCATTGGATGGCATGAGAGTGAAATCCGTTCTATGCTAAGAGAAAAAGGATTTAAGATAGAAGAATGTAAAAATTCAACATATGTTACGAATGAGCTTGCAAACACACAAAAGTTTGTGTATACTACTAAGGCAAAAACAAGCCCTAAGCGCTCTACAACTAATCGTAAATCTAAGTCAAGATCTACAAATAGAGCAAATAACACAGCAAATACACAAACTTCTGTAACTTCTGTGACGGGTATTACTCAAACCGAAGAGGTCTAAGTGTCTCATATCTCGTACTCTGAATTTAAAATTTGGGCAGAATGTCCGTACAAGCATAAACTAAAATATATAGATAAAGTTGATGAGTTCAAAGGAAACCATTACACAGCTTTTGGAACAGCAATACACTCTGTTTGCGAACACAAGGTATTAAAAGAGCAAATCAACGAAGAAGAACATTTCGAAAAAGTTTTTTTTGAAGAATTGGCTAAGCTTCCTGAAGATGTCACAGACCAAATTAATCAAAAAACTATCGATGAAATGTTAGTTCAAGGTAGACAACTATCAGTGTTGGCTTATCCTTTTCTAGAAGAATACTTTGAAGAATACGAAGTAGTTTCTGTTGAGGAACAACTTTATGAAAATATTAAAGAATTTGAACAAAATGATATTAAATTTAAGGGTTTCATTGATCTCGTAGTTAAGACTCCCGACGGAAAGTATCATATAATTGATTGGAAAACTTGTAGCTGGGGTTGGCACCCTAAAAAGAAGGCTGATTCTCTGATCACTTATCAATTGACTTTCTATAAGTATTACTTCGCTCAGAAGCATAATATCGATCCAAAAAAGATTGAAACATATTTTGGTTTATTGAAGAGGACTGCTAAGAAAAATCACGTTGAAATATTTCGTGTAACCAGTGGTCCTAAAAAAACTGAAAATGCTCTTAACTATTTGTCAAAAGCATTGCATAATATAAATTCAAACAATTTTCATAAAAACAAGCTTTCATGTACTTCTGGCTTTGGATGCGAGTTTTATGAAACGGAGCATTGTAAATAAGAGGACATATGCAAGGTACATTACCGCAAGAAGATAAAATTAAAGTAATGGTAATATCCGACCACCCGCTATCTCCATCGGGCGTTGGTACACAAACATTATATATGATAGATAATTTATTAAAGACGGGTAGATTTAAATTCTATTGTCTTGGCGGAGCTATTGATCATCGTAGTTTTAAAACGCTAGCAGTTGATCCGTGGGGAGAGGATTTTATCATTCAACCAGTAAAAGGTTACGGAAATCAAGAACAAGTTAGGCAGGCTCTTAAAGCTGAGCGGCCTGACATGCTTTGGTTTATGACAGATCCTCGCTTTTACGAATGGCTTTGGGCTATTGACGATGAAATCAGATCTGTTGTCCCGATGATATATTATCATGTTTGGGATAATAAGCCATACCCAACGTTTAATAAGCCCCTGTATGATTCCAATGATGTGATTGCTACTATTTCAAAAGTTACAGATGATATTGTTAGAAATGTTTCTCCAGATGTTGAAACACATTATGTACCTCACTCTGTTAATACCGATATTTTTAAACCAATGTCTGAAACAGAAAGGTTTAAACAGCGAGTACAAAACTTCGGTCCTGAATTTGGTCCCGACTCCGACAAAATGTTGTTTTTTTGGAATAATAGAAACGCAAAGAGAAAACAGTCTGGAAGTGTAATTTGGTGGTTTAAGGAATTCCTTAATAGAGTTGGCGAAGATAAGGCGATGCTTCTGATGCACACCGATGTACATGATCAGTACGGACAAGATTTGCTAGCAATAGGCGATCACTTGGGCATGTTAAATGGCCAGATTAAATTCTCAGAGCAAAAAGTGCCACCAGAGATGATAGCCTTGTTCTGCAATATGGCAGATTGTACAATTAATATTGCTGACGCTGAAGGTTTTGGATTAGGCACTTTGGAGTCATTATCTTGTGGAACTCCTATCATAGTGAATATGACAGGAGGATTACAAGAACAAGTAACGGATGGTGAAGAGTGGTTTGGAATTGGTATAGAACCATCTTCAAAAGCAGTAATTGGTTCACAACCGGTGCCTTGGATATATGAAGACAGGGTCGATGAGGAAGATGTTGTTAATGCATTGGTCGAAATGTACGAAATGGGCAGAGAAAAAAGATTGGCTCTAGGTGCAAAAGGTCGCGAACACGTATTAAAAAATTATAATTTCGAAACCTATAGAAATAATTGGTTTAATTTATTAACGAAAGTTCACGAAAAACATGGTTCTTGGGATACAAGAAAGAATTACGAGCCCTGGACTTTAAAGAAAATAGATATCTCGGGAGATTAAGTTGAAAAAAAGAATAATTGTTAGAGGCCCTGCCCTGTCTAGATCGGGATACGGTGAACAATGCAGGTTTGCTTTACGATCTTTAAGGGCTCATGAAGATAGGTTTGATATCTTTTTGGAAAATACAAATTGGGGTCGAACAAATTGTATGACTGAGCGCACGGAAGAATCACAATGGATTGAAATGCTAATCCAAAAGACTCATTTTTATATGAGTAGCGGTGGTATGTTTGATATATCTTTGCAGGTGACCATACCGAATGAATGGACCAAAAAAGCTCCAATAAATATTGGCTATACTGCTGGTATTGAAACAACTAAAATATCTCCGCAATGGGTTGAGAAATCTGAAATAATGGATAAAATTATTGTTGTTTCTAGTTTTGCAAAAGAAGCTTTCGCAAACACCGTTTATCAAGCCGAAGATACTGAAACAGGCGAAGTTTTTCCTGAGTTTAAAGTAAGAACTCCTATTATTCCTGTGAATTATTGTTGTAAAGCGTTTAAAACACATGATCTGGGTATAAATTTAGAATCTAATTTTAATTTTCTAACAGTAGCTCAGTGGGGTCCAAGAAAAAATTTAGATAAAACAGTCAAGTGGTTTGTTGAGGAATTTCATCAAAACGAAGATGTTGGTCTAATAATCAAAAGTAATAAAGCTAATAATTCTACTATGGATAAAACTGCAACTGAACATAAGCTGAGATCAGTATTGCATACTTTAGATAATAAAGACTATAAATGCAAAATATATCTAATGCATGGTAGTATGACTGACGAGGAAATGACCTCTCTATACACTCATCCAAAAGTTAAGGCTTACTTAACACTAGCTCACGGAGAAGGCTTTGGCCTTCCTCTATTCGAGGCCGCACAGCAGGGCTTGCCTATTCTAGCTCCGGATTGGAGTGGTCATATGGATTTTCTCTGTATGCCAATAAAAGATAAAAAAGGCAAAACAAAAATTAAACCAATGTTTGCTAAGGTTGATTATACATTGCAAAATGTTCAAAGAGAGGCTGTGTGGGATGGAGTTGTACAAGCAGATTCTAAGTGGGCATATGCAGATAAATTTTCTTATAAGAAACGCCTAATGGAAGTCTATAAAGATTTAGGAAGATTTGAGTCTCAAGCAAAGAAACTTCAATCTTGGATTTTGGAAAACTTTAAATCTGATGATAAGTATAAAGAATTTGTTGAAGCAATTTTAGGTGAAGAGGAAATGCAAATAGAGCCTCAAGCTGATCAGGTAGTAGTGTTGTAATGAGAATAGTATATTGTTGCCAATCACGCGATAAAAGCGGATACGGTGTCGCCGCTAGAGGCTACATTAAAGCACTCGATGCGTATCTACAGAAAAATCCGAATGCTTTCGAATTGAAGGTGTACTCGTCTGTAGTTTCAGAATCAGATAAATTAACTTCTGATGAAAAAGCTTTGCTTAAAAAATATGAATTTAAAGATGACAGCGAGATTGAAGACACCATCAATAGTGAATATGTGTTTTTATGGCACATGCCCCCGCCGCTTATTCTTTTTGCCGATAAGAGGTTTAAGCCCACACCAAACTGTTCTCCAGCAATGCAAAGGCTTATAAAAAATGCTAAATATAAGGCAAACTATGTTGCTTGGGAAACAGACTTAATTCCAGAAGAATGGGTGAGAGACTATGAGTATTTAAAACCTGATATGATTATAACTCCTTGTGAGTGGAATAAAAAAACATTTGAAAAAGATACTAAAAACGCAGGTTTAGACATACCTTGCAGAGTTGTTCCGCATATTGTTGAGCCTCCAACTGGCAATTACGATCCAATGAAATTACCATTTAATTTGGATGAAAAATTTGTTGTTTTATCTATTTCGCAGTGGACTAAAAGAAAAGGGTTTGATAAATTAATTCAAGCATTTACAGCAGAATTTGAATTTGATGATGATGCTATACTACTCTTGAAAACATTTGGAAGCCAGTCTCATGATATAACAAAAATTAGAAACGAAATTATGCATATTAAAAAGTCTATGCTTTTTCCGTGGAACCAACCTTCGAAATCTAATAATATTGTATTGATTCCCGGTTTTATTTCTAATGAAAATATTTCTTGGCTTTATAAAAAATCAGATGTGTTTTCTTTGCTCTCTAGAGGGGAGGGCTTCTGTTTACCTATCGCAGAGGCTCTAACACACAAGAAGCCTGTTATAGTACCAAAAGAAGGCGGCCACGTCGATTTTATTCACGAAGATGCAATGTTCCCCGTCGACGGTCAATGGGACAGTTGTCTTTTTACAGTTGTTCCTTATGATTGTAATGGACAATGGTTTGAATCAAACATTTCCTCTGCAAGAAAACAATTAAGGGCTGCATATAATTTATGGAAAGAAAAACGTAGCGAGCTAATAAAAATGGGCGAAACTGGATCGACACATATTTTAAATAACGGGTATGATCCTTGTAGTATTGGTAAGACCATGGTAGACGCTCTAAAGGAGCTTGAGGTTGAAAATGTCGTCGAGGACCTTCCTCCTGTCAAGGAAAAGACCAGACAAATTAAAAAACAGTTAGCCAGAACTGAATCTATTGAAAAGCAAATGGAAATTTTGCATAATGCCTTCGAAGGAGAAGTTTGTTATCTTCTTAATTGTGGTCCATCTTTATCGGACAACAGGAAAAATGTTCTTAAAGAAAAACTAAAAGATAAACTAGTATTTGCAGTAAAACAAGCATATGAATATACACCGGAAGTCGTTGATTTTCATTTCTTTAATTGTGCTAATTTGCCAGAGCCGGTTGGAGATTTCGTTCAAGAACATTATCAATATAACGAAAGCGATCCGATCGTTGTTGCTAGTAGTAATTATCCTCTTCATATGAGATGGAGCGAATTTCAAAAACATGATATCTTCTTTAAGATCCCTATTCGAACAGAAATAAATAATGAGTTTATTTGCTTGACAAAAAAGTTTGATGACTATATAATGTCTAAAACTCCTACAAGGCCCTGTGGTCCGGGCATACTTTATGAAACAGTAATATATATGGCTCAACACTTAGGGGTTAAGAAAATAGTTGCTTTAGGTTGGGATTTATCAAAGAAGGATCCCAAGAGAGATAAAGATTATAAGCATTTTTATGAAGACAAAAAGATGTTTAATAAAGGAGACATTTTACCTTGGGAGATTTCGATAACTTGCGAAGCTTCCGAGGCGTTGTTTTATTGGCTTAAAGAGAAGGGCGTAGAATTAGAACTGGTATCTAATAAAAGCAACTTGTATGAAAATATACCAAGAGTAAAACTATGAAAACATATATAATTGCAGAAATCGGAATTAATCATAATGGTGATTTAGAAACTGCTAAAAAGCTAATTGATATTGCAGCACTCTCCGGCTGCGACGCAGTTAAGTTTCAAAAGAGAAATCCAGATGTATGTGTACCAGAGCATCAAAAGGGTGTTATGAGAGAAACCCCATGGGGTACAATGACTTATCTTGACTATAAACATAAAGTGGAATTTGAGCAAGAAGATTACGATGAGATTGATATTTATTGCCACATTAAAGGTATAGAATGGTCAGCTTCTCCTTGGGATTTAGATAGTCTCAAGTTTATAATGCAATATGATATTCCTTGGATTAAGATTCCTTCTGCGATGTTAACAAATGACGAACTATTGAGAGAATCCGCGCGCACTGGAAAGAAGATTATCTTCTCTGTCGGTATGAGCACAATAGAAGAAATCGATCATGCAGTAGAGATTCTGCGAGAGGAAGAAGCAGAATTTGCAATGTTGCATTGTAATTCTACATATCCGTCACCACTTGAAGAGCTAAACCTAAAATGCATCCAAACTTTAAAAGAGAGATACGATTGTGAGGTCGGCTATAGTGGCCATGAATTTAGACTAGGCACAACTGTCGCTTCTGTATATCTCGGAGCAACGATCTTGGAAAGGCATATTACATTAGACCGCACAATGTGGGGCTCTGACCATCTAGCCTCCGTAGAACCCCAAGGCTTGATAAAGCTTGTAAAGGGCGTTAGAGAGCTAGAAATGGCCCTAGGAGACGGAAATAAGGTTGTGACCGAAGGGGAGAAACCTATAAGGAAGAAACTTAGGGGTGTTTGATGTACAACTGTTTTCAACACCACCGAGCAACTGAAAGCTTTCCTGATTGGGTGATTCGAGATTGCAGACTTAGTTTTAAGAAGTTTGTTAAAAGTGTAGTTGCAACAAATCATATTGTTTATAGTGATTTGCCAGAGTTTAAAGACTATAATAATTCTACAGTTCTTATTTTAGGCGGTGGCCCATCAACTAATAAACTAGACTTTGATAGCATAGATAAAGATTTTATTTGGTCTTGCAATAACTTTTTTCGAAATGAAAAGCTAGCTAATAAAAAAATTGATTTAGCAATGATGATGTCTGAAGTTGATCTTGACAACGATAAATTAAAAAGCTATACTGATAAGTATAAGCCTCTTCTCGGTTTCGAAGTGCATGATAAGTGGTTTGGATATAATTTTAATGATTATGAAAAATATTTTTGTATGCATACACAATTTTATGGAAAATTAGGTATTGGTCCTAGAATGATATTATTTGCTGCAGCACTGGGATGCAAAGAAGTTAAGTTTGCGGGCTTGGATGGTTTTAAGCCAATTTACAAAGGCGAGCATGCTTTTGAGCCGGGTAAGAAAACTCTACCATCTTCTTTTTCTGAAGATGTGTTTAAGAAGCAGTATGAATATTTTTGGAAGTATGCAAAAGATTTATACAAGCAGACTGCATTTATTAATTTAGGTGAAGGTAAAGAGCTTCACAATACGGTGAGATAAATGTTTCTAGGAAAAGTATTTAATAATTGCTTTTGCGTTTATGAGAACGGAAAGGTTTTAAAGTCTATTGTCGATAAGAGGGAAGTATACGAAGCGTTTAAAAGTTTTTATCTTCAATGCCCAACCGCTGCAGACAGTACAATTTGGTTTGACGCCACCGCACGAAGATATTTTAGTCCTGAACAATATAGAGAAACAGTATTTGGCAAAGATCATAGCTTTTGCAGTGATAAAAGAGATTTTATACAAGGAAGATGGGGTAAATCTCTTGTAGAAAATATTATATCAAAGTTTGATATAGAAACATTAAAAAATCAAGAAACCATATACAACCAAGAGTGGGTATTTAGCAAAACTCAGGATCTAGAAAAATACGAAGGAAAGAGCGTTCTGATAGTATCCGGAGGACCATCCACTAAGGACGTCGATTGGCAAAATATTAAAACTGATTTTATATGGTCGTGTAATAACTTTTTTCTAGATTCTAGATTTCAAGATGTCGATATAGACTTAATTACCTTGGCGCCAAATGTAGATTTTTTAAATAATGAAAAGTTAGAAAGTTATTTGAAAAATAAAAATACAAAAGTTGCTTTTGAAATAGAACGCGGCGATGCCTCTAAAGATTATAGAAATATGAAAGATTTTATTAGCAAGCACCCAGATACATGTTCTTTTTTTCACACTAGATACAGGGGTCAACCGGGAGTGTCTTTGAGAATGCTGTGCTATGCAATTGCTTTGGGGGTAAAAGATATATATTTTGTTGGCATAGATGGTTTTAAACAAAACAGTTCTGGACATGCTTTTGAGGCAAATAAAAAAAATCCAAAATGGTTTCAAGACTTTGGTGTAAGCTTTCAAAATAGACAATACGTGTCTTATTGGAATTATATACTTAATCTTCAAAAAGAACATAATTTCAATTTATACAATCTAGGAGAATGTCATGAATATAATGTTTCGACTGAATTTTCTACAGAATTTTTTCCTTTAAATGATAATATAAAACATAAATTAAATTTATCTAAAAGTTTTGACCACAAGAGCACCTTTGCTGTTGATAATACTTTTGATATAACACCAATTGACTATACAAAAGATGAACTATATAAAGACCTGCATGTATATGCTCCAGCAACATTCCAGCCAATTAGTGATAAGGGCACGGTCGCTTGGAACCCATTTGAAAAACCAAAGTCAGAGAAATAAAACAAGAGAGGTTATATGAAAAGAAGAGCATTAATAACTGGCGTAAACGGCATGGATGGTAGCCATCTTGCTGATTTTCTTTTAGAAAAAGGTTATAGAGTTTACGGTATGGAAAGACGTTCCTCTACAAAAAATAGAGCTAATACTTTACATTTAGAAAACGAGAATGATTTTGAGTTTGTTTCTGGAGATTTAACAGATCAAAATTCACTTTTAAGGTTGCTACGCCAAATAAAACCTCATGAAGTATATAATCTAGGAGCACAGTCTTTCGTTGGTGCATCTTGGAATATTCCTGAGCAAACCTCTAACGTTACAGGATTGGGTGTACTGAGAATACTTGAGGCTATTAGAGAATATGGTAAGCCAGTTAGATTCTATCAGGCTAGCTCATCTGAGATGTTTGGCAACACTACAAATTTACAGTTAGACGGTAATAGGACTACTCTCAAAGCAAGATCGGATGAGATGACTCCGTTCTACCCTCGCAGTCCGTACGGTATAGCTAAAGTATATGGTCACTGGATGTGTAAAAACTACAGGGAATCTTATAAGATGTTTAACTGCAGCGGAATCCTCTTTAATCATGAAGGAGAGAGGAGAGGAATAGAATTCGTTACAAGAAAAATATCAGACGGCGTAGCTAGAATACACCTAGGGTTACAAGATCACATTGCTCTGGGAAACCTAGATTCTAGAAGAGATTGGGGATACGCACCTGACTTTATAGAGGCGATGTGGCTAATGCTTCAACATCAAACACCAGACGATTATGTTGTTGCCACGGGAGAAAGTCATTCAATTAGAGATTTCTTGGACGCTGCATTTTCTGCTGTAGACATAGATGATTGGAATCAATATATAGTTCAAGATCCGCGTTATATGCGCCCAGCAGAAGTTGATGTTCTTTGCGGAGATTCTTCAAAGGCTAAGAGAGTGTTGGGATGGGAACCTAAGACTGATTTTCCCAATCTTGTAAAAAAGATGGTTCAAAGCGATATTTGTCTAGTAAAGAAAGAAATAAAAAATGCAAAAAACAATTGATAGAGTCTTTTCGAAAGAAGACGATTCATACATTTATGTAATTAGTGAAATCGGCGTTAATCATAATGGGTCTTTATCTGAGGCCATAAAACTCATTGAGGCTTCAGCCGAAGCCGGTGTTGATGCAGTCAAGTTCCAAAAAAGAAATCTTGAAAAAATATATTCTAAAAAGATTTTAGATGATCCGAACAGCGCCGAATGGAGTTTAGATTATTTAATCCCCCTGCTTAGAGAAGTCGAGCTAAGTAAAGAAGATTATTATATCATTAAGGATAAATGCGAAGAATTGGGTCTTGATTTAATAGTTACACCTTTCGATGAAGATTCAGCAGAGTTTGTAGCGTCTTTGGACATAGCAGCGTTTAAAATTGCGTCTGCTGATATGATTAATTTTTCTTTGATTGACAAGTGTGCTTCTTATAATAAGCCATTAATAATATCTACTGGAATGTGGGAAGAGGAAGATATTAGAAAGTGTGCAAAGTATTATGAGAAGAAAGGAATTAAGTATGCGTTTTTATTAGCAAATTCTACATATCCTAGCCCATACGAATCTCTTAATCTTGGGTTTTTTGAGACTTTAAAGCAAATACATCCAATAGTTGGATATTCAGGTCATGAGAGAGGTATATTTATACCAGACGTCGCAGTTGGCTTTGGCGCTAGAATTGTTGAAAAGCATATAACATTTGATAGAGATGCAACTGGCCCTGATCATAAAGCTTCTATGTATCCTGAAGATTTTAAGAACATGGTTGAAAATATGCGACAAATTCAACTAGCTCTGGGAACCAAAAAAGAAGTTAACCAAGCAGAAACATTAGCAAAAGAATCATTCGCTAAATCTGCTTTTACAGTAACTTCCCTCAAAAAAGGACATGTATTGCAGCCGGAAGACGTTGTTTTTCGCTCCCCCGGTAAGGGTATATATGTTCATGAAATCGAGCCATATTATGGCAGGACTTTGCAAAGAGATATCAAAGAAGATCACTATATCTCAAAAACAGATTTTGAAGAGGAAAGAAGAATTGAAGATTGGCCAAAGTTCACGTTTTGGAAACAATGGGGTGTAAAGTGTAGATTTCATGATTTTGAAGAATACTCTGTGCTTAAGACTCCTGTCATAGAGTTTCACTGCTCGGAAACTGATTTGAATGTGGATTTTCAAGGAGGCACAAAAGACTCTTCCTTAATTGTACATGCACCGGAGATTGTAGATAGGAAGCTTGTTGATTTATGTTCAGATGATGAGGGCATTGTTAATCTCTCGGTTGAGATCTTACAAAAGACAATTGACAAAACTCTACAAATCGCCAAGAACTTTCCAAAAGAGAAGCCAAAAATAGTTATGCATTTGGGAGGAATGTCATTAGATCATGTTGTAGGTGAGAAACCGAATGAACTGATGATCGAAAGAGCGATCGATAATTTCAAACGCCTTCAGTTCAACCCTTCAGATGTCGCCGTATTGCCCGAGAATCTGCCGCCTAGGCCCTGGTACCTAGGTGGCCAATGGTTTCAGTACGGTTTCATGCCTGCGGACGATATGATAAGATTTTGCGAGCATTTTAATCTAGGCATGACTTTTGATATGTGCCATGCTGGCTTATACTGTAATCACTCTGGTGTAGATTTAGCAGATTATACTAATAAAATTAAACACTTAGTTTCTCACATGCACATATCTGATGCTAAAGGTATTGACGGAGAGGGCGTACAAGTTGGGGACGGCAACATAGAATTTGAAAAAGTCTTGAATGAACTCAAAGATCAAACTCACTCTTGGGTAACCGAAATTTGGAGCGGTCACTTGCACCATGGTGCTGGTACTTGCAAATCGCTGCATCTTCTGAGCCCTTATAAGAACAATAAATTACTATAATGAAAGAAATTAAAGATGTGGTAGTTCTCGTGCAAGCGAGGATGGGCTCCCAAAGAACCCCTAAAAAGATGCTTAAACCTGTGCATGACACTAACTTATTTGAAATTTGCCTTAAGAAGCTAAAGCATCTTAAATCTGTAGATCAGAGCCAAGTATACGTTTCGGTTTATGAGCAGGAACTAAAAGATGTTGCTAATAAAGTTGGCATCAATGTTTTTGATAGATCAGAAGCTTCAGCTAATTCTGAGGGCACTCCAATGACAGAGATGTATGAGTGGTGGGATAAACTTCCTTTTAAATATTGCGTACTTGTAAACGGTTGTGCTCCATTTTTGGAGATTGAAACCATAGATAATTTTGTTGAAGCATATTGCAAAACAGACTCTGATGGAATGTTTGGAGTAATCGAGAAGAAGAACTATTTTTGGAATGACCAGCATGAATTTCTTACTCCCCTTACAGAAGCTGTGATGAATACAAAATTAGCTAAACCAGTTTATGAAGCTGCTCATTGTTTATATGCAGGCCGATTAGATAAGATTGGTGAAAGCATATGGATGGGAGATTTTAATAAGCCAGGAGATATCGAATTGTTTCCAATGCCAGAAAGTGAATGTTTTGATATAGATTATCCTTGGCAGTTTGAGATGTTTGAAAAGCTTTATGAAAAATAAGTTAAAATTAGGCTTTAACACGAAGCATTATACTATTGTTTATGAAAAAAACACGATCTTGTCAAACTTATCTACAGAACACAAAGATCTTGTTACACAATATATAAAGGATTATCCATTATCAAAAGATGGAAGTATATGGTTAGACGAAAAAAATAATAAGTGTTTTAGTAGATATCAATATCGTAAAACTAATGCCGGCAAGGATGCACATTTTAATATTGCCGTTGATTCGATTGAAAAGGGCGTTAGATGGAGTAAATCTTATTATCAACATATCATTGAAAAATTTAAGTTTGGAGATTTAAAAGATTATAAAATTCTTGGTTCTGAATTGGTTTTTTCCATCCATGAAAAAAGTGTTAATAACGACGGCAAATCTGTTTTAATAGTTTGCGGTGGACCCTCTGTTAATGAAGTATCTTGGGAAAAAATGAGCTTCGATCAGATATGGTCGTGTAATGAGTTTTATAAAAATGAAAAATTAAAAAATAAAAATGTAGATCTGACAGCTATTGTGGAGGGTGTATTTGATTATAACAATACAGTAGAGTTTACTTCTTTGATGGAACAAAATAAGACGATAGCATGTTTTGAACTAGAGAGAGGAAACTTAATAAGCAACGAGCCTTCTTATAAAAAAGTAAGAAAATTTTATAAAAAATATCCCCAAAACACTGCGTTCTTTGCCACGAGGTATAATTCTGCTCTTGGAATAGGCCCCAGACTTATAACTTATGCAGCTTTTATGGGATTTAAAGATATATATATAGTTGGCCTCGATGGCCGCTCAAAAGTCGAAGAAAATGGTAATTTGTTGCATGCCTTTGATGGAAACAAAAAAATACCAAATTGGTATAAACAACACGGTGATGATTTTCAAGAAAGACAGATGATAATTTTTTGGGAATATCTGTTGGAATTAAGTGAAGCTTTGAATTTTGATTTTTATAATTTAGGTGAAGGTGTAGAGTTTAACGTTTTGACAGATTTATTTTATAATCATTATCCCCTCCCTAGTAAAATTAAAGAGGTAATAAAATGAAAAGAATTTTGGTTTGTGGGGCCGGCGGATTCATCGGCGGAGCTATGGTAAAAAGGTTAAAACAGGAAGGCCACTGGGTCCGCGCCGTAGATATTAAAAAGCATGATTTTTTTGATATCACAGAAATAGCGGATGAATTTGTCCCCGGCGACTTAAGAAGCGGGACTATTTGCTCTGCGGTTACTAGAGACATTGATGAAGTTTATCAATTTGCTGCTGATATGGGAGGCGCCGGTTTTATTTTTACTGGTAAGAATGACGCAGATATTATGCATAATTCTGTTATGATCAATCTCAATATTTTAGAGCAGTGTGTTAAAAATAAAGTAAAGAAAATATTCTATTCTTCTTCTGCATGTGTATATCCGGAACATAACCAGCTAGATCCAGATAATCCAACCTGTAGCGAAGACACCGTTTATCCCGCAAATCCAGATTCAGAATATGGTTGGGAAAAATTATTTAGTGAGAGGCTTTATTTTGCTTTCGCAAGAAATCATAATTTAAATGTAAGCATTGCTAGATATCATAATATATTTGGTCCCGAAGGCACCTGGACAGGAGGCCGAGAGAAAGCACCTGCAGCACTATGCAGAAAAGCTGCCGAAGCTCCGTTAGATGGGCAGATTGAAGTTTGGGGAGATGGGAAACAAACAAGATCATTTTTATATATTGATGAGTGTATCGAGGCGACAAGAAGGCTGATGGATTCAGATTTTACAGGGCCTGTAAACATCGGATCTGAAGAGATGATATCTATTAACGATTTTGCAAAAATGGCAGCTTCTGTCTCTGGCAAATCCTTGACAATATATAATATTCAAGGCAAGGAATTTGAAGATAAGTATGGCTTTAGATGTCCGATTGGTGTTATGGGTAGGAATTCCGATAATTCTCTTATTAGAAAAATGTTAGGATGGGATTATTCACAATCTCTTGTTGTCGGGATGCAAAAAACATATGAGTGGGTTAAACAACAGGTGGAGATGGAAGGGTAAATGGGCGGAAATTTAAATAAGAGCGTAATTGACACTTTGCTGGCTAGCTATAATTTAAAATGTCCTAGAGTATTTATAGAAACAGGCACATATCAGCCTGTAAAAATACCAAAAACAGGAAAACTAAGAATACCCACTATTTTTCACATGTCTCCGTATTTTGAGCAGTTATATACAATAGAAATTGTCGAAGAAATTTATAATAATTCTGTAAATTTTGTTAATAGTCTAGAGAATCCGTTTTATGACGCCAGCAATAAGATAAATTTTATACTGGGAGACTCACAAGAAAAGCTTAAAGAAGTTTGCAAAATAGTAAATAAGCCAGCAATATTTTACTTAGACGGTCATTATTCTGCAGATTGGAATGGTGTTAAGACTGGAAGATCTAGTAGAGAAAAAGATGTTCCTTTATATGAAGAACTACAAATTATTAATGATAATTTTAAAAATGAAGCTATAATAGTGTGTGATGATTTACGTCTTTTTGAAGGAAGCTATGATCATGGAGATTGGTCAGAAATAAATGTAAAAAAAGCTAGACAGATAGTGGAAGATAGATTAATTGCAAGTGAAGAAAATTCATGTGCAAAAGATGCTTTAGTATTGATTTTGAAGGAGCTAGAATAACATGCCACATAACCATGAAAAAGGGCTTTGCTGGTATTCCGATAAATATAAATTATGTTTTATAGGAATACCTAAATGTGCTCAAACGAGTATAAGAGACGCATTTAATATGGATAAAAACGAAAGTAATTATTTTAATTTGCCGGATCATGTAAAAAACTATGCTTTGTTTTGCGTCCTGAGAGATCCAATTGATCGCTTAGTCTCGGGGTATCTGGAAGTAATAAAGAGACATGGCCGCGTAATTAGAACTAAAAAATTCTTTAGGATGCCCGAATCAAAAGAAAAATTTGTTGAGTTTATCAACGAGATTGAGAAAGATAACACTTGGGATGCGCACATAGCTCCGCAACATTATTTTATTACAGACCACCACGGCGCGCTACTTCCCTTCGACTCAGACAAAATCATAAAATTTAGACTTCTTAAACAATTAATTGAAAAGCTTTGTAAAAATCTGAATAAAAAGCCTGTAAAATTAAAACACCTGAACTCAAAAGATAAGAGTCTAAAAGATGAGATTTATAAATATATTAAAAAAGATGAAAATTTAAAAGCTAGAATTGAGAAAATATACAAAAGAGATTTTCAATTATACTCAGAATTGAATAAAAAAGTTAACACTCGGGCCATACCAATACATCCACCGGAGATGGTTGAAAAAATTAAAAATCGCAAAGCTTATTTAAATAAGAGATCAAAATATAATGAAAATCCTAAAATGTCTGCGATATTATTATCTTTCAATCACGAATACAATGTTGAAGAATTATATGAAAGATTGGCAAAATCAAAATTTGATGAAATAATAATATGTGAGGACGGCTCTGTAGACGGCTCGATGGAAAAATGGGTTGATCTGATCGAACATAAGAATCATTATATTTTGAGAAGTAACGATATACATGAATTAAGAACTTATGAGAAAGCTATCCATATGTCAGAAGCTAAGATATTTTGTCTTTTGCAGGATGATGATGTTATTCCGACAGATAATGATTGGCTAAATTATGCTCAGTATCTTTTCAAAAAATATCCGAAATTAGCTATTTTAGGCGGCGCTCGCGGCAGAACTATAAATTTTGATCGTGATCCTACGTATGGAATAGATGCTGGAGAAATACCGTATAAAAATCCGGATAGTGAATATAATGGAAGGGATCTTATGTTCGTTGAAAATATTAATATTGGCCCGTATTTTATGAGAAAAGATGTATTTCTAGAATTGGGCGGATGGGATCGCAGATGTTCTAAAGCAGGGGAACCTGGGATATTATTTGAATCAGAAATATGTTATCGCGCCTGGGCTGCCGGATATCAAGTTGCTCTTATTAATATCCCTGTCAAACTCGATAACGGAGACAGAGGAACTATAATTTATGATAACACGGTTTCCTCTATGTCCGATGCACCTGTTGGCAAACAAGGCACTAGGCAAAGAAATCTTATTAATAATATTGCTTTAATGCATAGTCTTCATGGGATAGAATATGAAAAACAAGAGAATATAAAAAAGAAAAATAATAGAAGATATAAAACTAAATTTAAAGAATTAATTGAAGAGTTGAACAAAACGTTGGATAAAAAATAAAATGAAAACGTATGAAGAATATTATAATTTAGCTAGAGAAGCAGCCGGTATGCCCACCCCTGCAGTGGATTTATACTCTTTTACTCATGAAATTGTGTTTCCTGATTCAAGCGCTGCAATAATAGAAAGTATTCCTGAGCAGTATACCGATCTTGTAAAAAAAGTAGCAAAAACTTCAGATCACAGATTGGCAAATGATGATCTTTGCTACTGGCCGCCAGGACCTGACGGTATTTCTAAGGATAATGATTTGGTAAGATTTTGCAAGGATTTTTTCGATATTGACGGTCTTGAAGAAATAACACAAATTTTAATGCCGCAGATTGAAAAAAATCTTTTTGGATGCAATATCCAAGTTCAAAATTTATATATATACAGAAATAATATTACCGATAGGGATCCCCGTATGTCTTGGCTTTGGCATTTTGATAATCACCCATATGAATATATGAAATGTATGATTTATCTAACAGATGTCGACGAGGATTGCGCACCGCTAGAATTTTTACAACATAAAGAGACTAAAGAACTTTTTAAACATAATTCGACTAGAACTAGTTTTAAAGAATGGAAAGCTGCGCCAAACAATAGCAGAGTTAGTCCATATCAAATGGATAAATTGAAAGAGATGGGCTTCGAGCCTACAAAAGTTTGTGGTCCTGCAGGTACTGTAATAATTTTTAATGAAAACGTTATACACAGAGCAACGACGGCTACAAAATCTCACCGCGACGTAGTGAATTTTTTAATAAAACCATCTATAGAAAAGCTATCTCCATATATTAACAAAGAACATACTGGTGGATTACAGAACAAGGACATGTTTATGGATCCATCTCACAGAGGTTTGATATTCAAATGATAAAGATTGCTCACTTAGCATCGTACGGTATTAACGCCGGAGATAATATTGCTTCTTACAATATCAGGAAAAGACTAAATGAAATAGTCGATCAAAAAATAGAATGGTCTTCGGTTAATATTTTACCTTTTCATGATGTACGAAATAACGTAGAATACTCTAAAAATTTATTTAAAAAAGTTTCCGAAGAAAATGATCTTCTTATAGTTGGAGGCGGCGGCCTTATAGAGGGCGAGCATAAATTTGAAACATATTATAAACTGCCTTTTAATGCAGATGTGCTATCTGTTATAGATATTCCTATGGTTGCTTTTGCGGTCGGGGTTAATAATTTTCGTAATAGAAATAGAATGACAAGAGAGGGATTACATAATATAAAAGCTTTTATCGATAGATGTGAATTATTTTCTGTTAGGAATGACGGATCACAAGAAACGATATCAAACTACTTTAATAACATGCAAGTACCAGAAGTGCCGGACCCTGGGTTAATATTTGGTTTCGAAGCCGACCAAAAAGAAACCATAAAAAATGGATTATTTCAACCGGCCTGGAACTCTGGTGATGATATTATTGCCGGCAGAGGATTATTTCCTGCAAATTTAGAAAAAGTATCAAATTTTATAAAAGAGTTGGATTTAAAAACTATCCCACATTGTCCAAAAGATTATAAGTTTCCACAAATTTCAACTGAGAGCTTCCAGTGGAATCAACAAGAATTTACTGAGCTTATAAAATATGATAATTTTATGAAAATTTTTAAATCTTATCATGATTACGATTATGGAATAGTGATGCGCGGCCATGGCCAATTGTGCTCTGTTGGCCTAAACCTGCCTTCAATTTATTTCTCTACACAAGATAAGGTTTTAGGCTTTTCTCTTAAAAATGGATTCGAAGACTATAATGTAGATATTAGACAGTCTAATTGGGATCAACTAATATACGAGAAAGTAAATAAATTAAAAAATGATAAAGACTACTTATCTAATTGGTATGATATACGTAATAGAAATATGAAACAATATCAAAATAAATTTGATGATTATTGCTTTAAGATAAGAGATATTTTACAAAAATAAAGGCAGGCAAATGGGTGAATTCTCCTACATTTCCGAAAAAATAAAAAACGCAGAGTTTAAGAAAGAGCCCTTTAAGCATCTTTTAATCGAAAATGTTTTAAAAGAAGAACATCTAGAAATAATACTGGCCGATAAGCAGATTCATTTCGAACCAGTCCGAGATACAGAAGCGTTGATAGATGTTTTACAGAAAAAAGATTATGTAGTACAAAATTTTCCTGGCTGTACAACTGACTTAGAAGAGTATCTTCATCACTACAATAACAATAGTTTTCCTTATGGCAGAAAGGGTACTCCAATAGAGAGTTATGGTGTTACTTTTAGATTATCCAAAATACAAAATAATCTTATACGAGAACTTACAGATTACTTAAATGGACAAGAGTTCAAACAAACCTTGGAAGAAAAGTTTGAGATTGTAAAAGAGACTAGAATCATAACAGCGATTCAAAAAAATCTTTCGCACTATGAGATTAGTCCACACCCAGATGTCAGAGAGAAGCAACTAACATATCTTCTTAATATCAATAAAAACAGCAGTATTGATGAAGAACAAATTCATACCAACCTGCTTAAATTTAAACCAGAATGGGAATTTGTAAAAGATTATTGGAACGAAAACCATCAAAAAAATACAACCTGGGTACCGTGGGATTGGTGCGAGACCAAAGTTGTAACTAATAAGAATAACTCAATAGTATTATTTAAACCGTCTGTAGATACTCTCCATGCAGTGAGAATGATATACGATCACACTAAATTCCAAAGAACCCAACTTTATGGCAATTTGATGGGATTAGACAATATTGTTGAACCTATGAATTATAGAGATTTAATAGAATTTAAAGAGAAATCAAACTAAAATGTTAACCTATGAACAATACTATGAACTATGTAAGGAAACTTATGAAAATAGAACTCGGCTAAATCAAAGTCTGTATGATTTTACGTACCGCGCGGTTGACCCAAGCCATTTCAATTCGGATTATTTGAATATTATAAATGAAATTAAAAATTTTTTAGATAAAGAATATAAAAATCCGAAAAAAATATTTACTCCCTCCGGAGTTGATATAAAAAATCAACCTCTCCTGCGGTATAAGAATCCGTGGGATATTCCGAGAATAGAAGAATTAGCAGAAATTATTCTACCAGAAGTAGAAAAGACTGTATTTAATTGTAATGTTCAGGCCATGGCAGTATATGCGTATAGGACAAAAACTGGCAATTACGATGAAAAGTCTGTTGGTTCTCTTTCCTGGCATATGGATAATCATCCAAAAGAAATCATTAAAATAATGATATATCTAGATGATGTTGAAGAGCAAAACGGCGCCTTCCAAGTTTTATCAAAAAACAACCATGGCCATAAAGCTTTTACAACTAGAATTGACCATATTCGATGGATCGAGGCTTGTCCTCCTATTTGGGATCCGAGTAGATTTTCTAATGATCAAATTGAAAGTTTAATTGGCTCTGGCTATGAACCAAAAAAATTAACAGGACCTGCAGGAACTGCTATAATATTTGATAATAACATCATTCACAGAGCTACGTTTTGTGAAGAAAAAACGAGAGATGTATTAACATTTATGGTAAAACCAACAATAAAAAGAATTAGACCTTACATTTCAAGGAAACATACTGGTACAAATTATCATGTTGACACTTTTGTAGATCCTGAGTTTATCGGAGTTACTAAAAAATGAAATGTCATTGCTGTGGATCTGAGTATAAAAATGTGTACCAAAACACATTAAAGTGTGATACTTGCGGTCACATACATAGGATATACCCTGGGGATAGCGTAAAGTACCACCAAGAGCAATATAGAACTATTGAGCGAAGGGACCATGCCGAGATAGACGCTGAAGGCAATGTTACAGAATTATTTCACGAGAAAAGAAAAGATATTTGTTCCAAAAGAGTTGAAATGATCGATCAATATTTGAATGAAAAATATTCTTGGTTAGATATCGGCGCCGGCGCGGGAACATTTGCAAAACATTTGCAGGATAAAGTAGACAGTATTGAATGCACAGAATTGGACCCATCACTGATAAGCGAGTGTAAAAAATTAGGGTTTACCACTTACGAGGAAGACTTTCTAAAACTAGAAACTTCTAAAAGTTATGATGTAATTTCAGCGTGGCATGTGTTAGAACATGTTGAGGATATAGAAAACTTTCTTAAGAAAATGTCCCAGCTAGCATTAAAACGTTGTATTATTGAAATTCCTTTATTAATTTCCTTGTCTGGCAAAGGCCGAAAAAGAAAATTGGTTGATCCAACAATAGATAATTATGACGGACACACACACTACTTTTCAAAAAAATCTTTTGAATCTATAGCCTCAAGATATTTTAATATTCTAAAAATCGAAGAAGGCGTACAATCTCCAGCGCTACTAGCAATAATGGAGCCAAAAGAAAGTGAATAATTATTGGTTCGAACCGGATAGTGTTGGTTTTTATAACGGCGGCCAAGCTGCTGTAGAATATTATAATAAGCAGTTTTTGGAGAGGAAAGAGAAATATCCTATCGAATTAACTGGCGAGTATGATGAAAAAATTGAAGATTTAAAGACTAACGGTTTTACCAAATGGGAACAAGCAATAGACCATGATCTTTTAGACACTATAAAAGATAAGGTTGATTTCTGCATAAAAAATAATGTGGACTTAAAATCTATTGATAGCCACTATGCCACTGTTGCAAACCCATTTTTAGTTAGCGACGAGGTGCAGCAAATAGCTTTTAGCGATCCGCTTGTTAATTTTGCCAAAGAGTACTTTAAATGTATGCCGGCGATTGGAACATTTAATTTAAGAAAAAGCTTTTTAAATGATTTGCCTCCCACTACTACACAACTTTTTCATAGAGACAAAAACAGTATTAAATTTTTTAAATTTTTTATGTATTTGAATGATGTAGATTCTCCCGAAGACGGGCCACTCACTTTAATAAGAGATAGTTGGAACAAGATGCCGCTGGATCACCAAGTGAGACACAGATGGTCAGAAGATGAGATGAAAAATCTATACGGAGAAGATTCTTTAATGTATTTAACTGCAAAGAAGGGAGATCTCTTAACAGGGTTTACTACGTCATATCATCGAGGCACAAAGCCTGTTAAACAAGAAAGAACGATGCTCACGTTAAATTTCGTCATACACCCAGAGCTTCAAGGCGGCAGACCCGGAGTACATGAAAATTTATTTAAAATTAAACAACAACAATATGATAATTTGCCTGAGCACAAAAAGCCGGTTGCAGATTTTTTAGTAAGGGTGTAAAATGATTGATTCTAAGAAAAGAAGTTTAATAAAAGCTATAAGTTGGAGATTAATAGGTCTTTTTGTATTAAGCTGTATTGCATATTTTGTTACCGGGTCTTTGGAACAAACCGGCTTGGTTGCTATTATATATCAAGTATTCATGATTGCGCTGTATATTCTTCATGAAAGAGCTTGGAATAGTACAACCTGGGGCAGGACGAGAGGTCTCTTTATTCAAATGACCGGCCTATCTGGATCTGGCAAAACCACCCTTGCCCGCCTCGTACAGCAAAGATTGCGAAGAAAAGGTATCCAAGTAGAGGTAATCGACGGAGACGAGTATAGGGCCGGTTTGTGCAGTGATCTGGGGTTTTCCAAAGAAGACAGGAACAGAAATATTAGAAGACTAGGTTTTGTCGCTAAAGTCTTGGCAAGAAACAACGTTGTCACAATAATATCAGCTATTAATCCGTATGACGACGTTAGAAAAGAGTTAAAGCTACTAGACCCTAATGGCAAGCTTGTTTATATAAAAGCTAGCTTAGACACTGTTAAAGAGAGAGATACAAAAGGTCTATATAGGAAGGCACTCTTACCAGACGGTCATCCGGAGAGAATAAATAATTTTACAGGAATATCGGATCCTTTTGAGCCTCCGACGGATGTGGACCTACTCATTCCAACAGACTCGGCGGACATTGAAAGGTCTGCTAATACATTAGAATATTTTATAATGAGGAATATTACATGAAGAGAGCAATGTTTATTGGCAGATGGCAACCAGCCCATAACGGCCATAAGTGGTTGATATCACAAAAATTAGAAAAAGATATACCGGTTTTAATTGCTGTTAGAGACATACCTCCTGATGAGAAAAACCCTTTCACAACAGAGCAGACGATTAAAATGTTGGAAAAGGTATATGAAGAGGCGGATGTTAAGATTATATCAATTCCAGATATTGAGAGTGTTAACTATGGCCGAGGAGTTGGATATGAAATTAATGAGTTCGTTCCCCCTCCGGATATTGGATTTATTTCTGCAACCTCTATTCGAGACGGCGTAGCTTCTGGGAACGACGAGTGGAAAACTAAAGTTGATTTTAGAATTCACGATATGGTTACTGACTTTTTGAAAACTTCTAATGAGCCGGAGTCTAATATTAGACCATGGGGCCGCTATGAAGTACTTTTAGACTCTGATGATTGCAAGGTCAAAAAAATATGGGTTGAGCCCGGACATAGACTAAGTTATCAATATCATTATAAAAGAAGCGAAGTTTGGACAATTGTGTCTGGCGAGGGCGTCCTAACACTCGACGGTAAAGAAACTCAAGTTCGAGCGGGATCCATCATTGAAATTCCTGCCAAGACAAAGCATAGAATTCATAACTCGGGGCAAGAACAACTTGTGTTTGTAGAAACCCAACTTGGAACTTATTTTGGTGAAGATGATATTGTCAGAATAGAAGACGATTACGAGAGATAAATGATTATTTATGTAGACATTGACGAGACAATCTGTATCTCCCCAGAGGATAGAGATTATTCAAAAGCGACCCCAATAGAAAAAAATATTAACAAAATTAATGAATTGTACGATAATGGTAATACAATTATCTATTGGACAGCTAGAGGCACCGGCTCTGGTATAGATTGGAGAGAGGTCACCGAAAAACAGTTTATCGAATGGGGAGTCAAGCATCATGAACTTAAGCTTGGAAAACCGGTTTATGATCTCTTCATAGACGATAAGAATATCAACTCAGAAACATTTTTCAATAAGGAGTAAAAAATGAGTTTTGAAAATGAAAACAACCTAAAAAAAATGAAACTATCAGATGAGGCGTTAGGAGCACTTATGATGTGTTTGCAAAAGAGCCTTCTGGAGCAAAGTGATATTGTCCCAACTTTAAAAAACTTAGACTTTACAGAGGTCGGCGAGGAGTTGTTTGTTGTAAACCCTCCTGTAGTTAAGTTCGACGCTGAAACTACTGATGAAGAAACGGAGATCGGCGGCTGATGCCAAAGTATACGTATAAGTGCAGTGAATGTGAAGTAGTATTTGAAACTAGACATTCCATGTCTGAAGAATTAACAGATTGCACTGAATGCGAAACCGACGGAACTTTAAAAAAAGTTCCTAGCATGTTTATTTCTTTTGTTAAAAAAACTGGTGAGAGCAAAAATTCTAAGGTTGGCGAACTCACTAAAGAAAAAATAGAAGAATTTCGTAAAGATTTAAATAAACAAAAGAAAGATATGAGAGAAGACATAGTATGAGTTTAAGTAATTACTTTTTAATAATTTCCCTGGTCCTTAATTCTGCGCTATTGATGGCAGTCTTGGGACCATTACCTTTTTTGCTTTATCTATCTGTTGTACTGATAGTTGCAATGGTTTGGTATATTAAAAGACTAATAGAAAATATTTCTAATATGACACAAGATATAGAAGAACTATTAGACGCAGTTTATTCGCTTGAGACTCATATGAGGGGCTTGTATTCTCTGGAAACTTTTTATGGAGATCCCACTCTGGAAGATTTGATAAATCACACTAAAGAAGTGGTTGATGAAATTGACTTTTTTAGAGATAAATATGCGCTCTCCGTAGAAGATTTAGAAGAGGAAGAACTTGATGCCATCATCGAAGAAGACATACAAACCGAGACGACGAAAGAGAGCGAATGACTATTTTACGAAGGTTCACGAAGAAGCAATAATTAACTACGCTTTAACGACTGATAATAAGATCAGAACAGAACTTTACGTAAAATACATAGGTCCAGCTTTTGACCAGATGGTCGATAAGATAGTATACACGTATAAATTTACTACTTTGCCCAATATTGATTATTTAAAGGACGAGTGTAAAATTTATTTAACCACTATTTTAGACAAATATGATTCATCTAAAAAATCAAAAGCTTTTTCATATTTTAGTGTAATCACAAAAAATTGGTTTATTCATAAGGTCAAGAAAAACAGCAAAAATCTTAAAAGAGAAGTTCATTTTGATGATATATCTCTTGATCTAGAAGAACAATATTTATCCACGAACAATCCTTATGAGAACGACAGAGAGGACTTTGAATTCTGGCAATTCCTTCATGTTGAGTTGGATAAATGGGAAAATTTAAAATTAAAAGAAAACGAATTAAAAGTTCTAAATGCTATTCGCATACTCTTTAATAGTATTGATGAAATTGAGATTTTTAACAAGAAAGCTATTTACTTGTACATAAGGGAAATTACGGGCCTTAACACAAAGCAAGTTGTCAATAATCTTAATAAAATTAGAGTAAAGTATCGTAATTTCAAGAAAAATTGGAATGAGGGTAAGATGTGAGTAAATTAGATTCCTTTATAAGTGAAGTTACCGAGAATATAAAAAACGACAGAGCAATGGCCTTAACACTGCTGACCGATATTATGCAGAGCATGAATTCTGGTCATGACCACAAGGACCTAGGTCAGGTTGCATCTAAATATCTAGAAACCCTTCAACGTTCCAACGAACAGTTAGTTAAAATTGCTGGTCTGGTTCATAAAAAAACTAGTCAAAACAATAATTTAACAACTTTTGATAAAGACGAAATTTATAATTTAATTGAGGGGAATTCGGAAGATGTCGAATAGCTCAGATCCACCAAAGGACCTAAATAAAAATTTTGATCCGCTATCAAAGTATGCTTGGGGGGATTTAAATCCGATATTAACTCAAATATCAACTAAAAAGTGGAACGATGGCTCCAACATTAATTCCTTAAGAATAACTAACTTAAAGAGTTATGAGCAGAATATTTTGCGAGGAGTTCACCACTTTAAGGCAATTGTACTTAGAGTTGAAGTCCCAGGCCCAAGAACTAGTTCTGATGGTTGGCATACAACTATCCTTGCTGATGATAATATAGGCATTTCTCCGGGCGATATGCAAAAGGTAGAAATAAAAGGATATATTCCTGAAATCCACGGATCAATCTTGCCTAGGCCCACAGCTATTGCTGGCCCACCTGGAGCAATTGATCATGTGACAATAGACATGTACCCAACTTTTATTGCTAAAGATGCCAGCGTTTCAGGGATGGGTATACCAAAACCTGGAGATCTCATATGGGTTGATTTTGGCAACAGAGAAAACTTCCAAGATCCTTTATATTTAGGCCCGGTTTTCGGCGGCGCTATGCCTGCACCGCAAGCTGGTAAGGACGTATATGGTCGACCTTGCGTACCAGAACTGCCAGAAATATCTAAAGTAGATGACATTCAAGCAGGCCAGTCTGTTAACGTGCCGACCACCAGCTTACAATCCACAAATGTAAATTTAGAGAATATTGTAGAGCTAGAACAGCAACTCAATTACATACAAATGCAAATAAGTGCTGAGCAGGATCCTGATGCTCGTAATCATTTGATCTTGCAAGAAGAAGAAATAAGACAGAAATTGTTGTTTGCTGTGGAAGAGGCAAATAAAGAATCAGAAAAGCAAGAAATCGAAGCAGCAAAGCCGCTGCCATGCGAGGTTAATTCGTCTCTCACTAGTCCAGGCCCTGCGACAAATCCATTAAATGTCGGTGAATTTACAACTGTAGAATTATTGCCAAATACTGCTTATACAGAAAGAAGAGTGTTTTTAAACGTTTTTGGCACCCTTGATAAATCTGATGCTGTCTCTATACCAACTATTTCTGGAAAAATACAACAGCACGCACATCCGTTATTGGCGGCTAGACTTCAATTGTTAAACGAAGCGTGGCTAACAGAGACCGGCGCAACAGAGCAATTTTTAGTATCGAGCGGATTGCGCGATGGCCCCATGAAGAGATATAGATGGCTAACACAGCCTAATCATTACAAATTTAAAAGGGCCGGTCTAAATTCAAAAGGCCCTATGGCAGGGCCTGTTAAGTTAACTGAGGCTTTGGAACAAGATGGCACTGTAAGCTATTCTAATTTAAAGAGGCTTTTTGATGCTTTTCTTGAAGATGAGTATGGTTCTGTGGCCACAGGCCGTCAATATAGAGCTTGGGCTAGTCCTCATGAGACTGGTTTGGCGGTAGACTTTGGAAATAATGGCTTGAAGCCTAGTTCTAAGACCAACGCACAACAAAAGAGAACCCCTGCGTTTCTTTGGTTGAAAGAGAATGCGTATAGATTTGGGTTTAATCCCTATATTAAAGAAGCGTGGCATTGGGAAGTTATTGTACCTGTTGAAAACTTTCAGTCAGGAGAGGAATTTGTGCTAGATGGTAATTATGCTGTTTATCCAAAAGAAATATTAAACAAAGGCCCAAAATCTCCTATGTATGCAAACTATTGGAGAAAAAATACTTTGGCAAACGAAATTGCTTAATGAGGTTGTTTTATGGGATCCCCTGGAGAAAATAAGAAGCTAGCAAGAGATTTTTCTGGCTCGTCTAAAAAACAAAAAGATCATCAACTGAATTTACACCCAGATCAAGAAGGTCAGGGCATAAATCATGATGACTTAGTTGAACCAACACCAAACTATATTAATGCTCCTTGTGAAAAAGTAATACAAGGAAAGAACAATCAAAGAATAGTTCTAGGCCGTGACCGCCCTGGACAACTAGGTTCTGGGTACGGTGGATCTGGCCATACTCAAGCTGGCAGCATTGATTTAATTGTAGGTCCACAATCTTCTGATATCAAAGAAAAAAATAAATTAGGAGAAAATGTTTATGTTGATCCTGATTTTGATAAAGATGCGGCACGGATTTATATATCACAAAAATCAGATATCGATCAATATTTTGGATTAGTTGGCTCTTCAGGCGCAGAAGATTCTAAAATGCGCGCCTCCATTGCCATGAAAGCTGATACTTTAAGATTAATAGGTCGAGAAAATATCAGGCTAGTTACTGGCACTTCTGCTAAAAATTCACAAAATGGCCGTATTGATGCCCCTGGAGGCATCGATCTTATCGCCGGAAATGATGATACAGACGTACAGCCCCTAGTAAAAGGAGACAGGCTGGTTGATGTGTTAGATAAGATAGTTGATAATTTGGTTACATTAAACGGTATAGTATATGATTTTATTCGGAGACAAAGCGATTTTAATCAAACCACCGCTATGCATACTCATATAGATCCTATTGGTCCACACCCTGTGCCGCCTTCTCCGGATCTCCCTCCCGCTTTAATGGTATTCTCTGCTGCAACTATTATGTCACCCATACGGAGTATTGTGACACAAAGAAAAAATCTGATGGGTGTAAAAGCAAATTATTTATTAGAATCCGGACCTAAGTATATAAACAGCAGGTTTAATCACACCAATTAGGGTATGCTAGAATGAGTTTAAAATATATAAAACAAAAAGTTGTTGGCCCTGAAAATGATCTCGCCGCTGCAAAAAATATAGCTCAAGACGCATCATATAGAGAAAAAATTGTAGAACAACTTTTTGAAAAAGCTGATCAATGGCTGGATCCTGATGAGGATTTGGACGAAGAAAGAATTTCTAACGCTAAAGAGTCTATAATAAATAATGGCTTCGGATCTATTCTAACTTTTGACGATAAATGGGATCCATCGCCCGCAGCATCAACACAAGCTAGTTCACTAACTTATACGTTTAGATGGTCGCTTGATTCTGATTTACTAAAAGAAATGCTACTTTCCCAGTCTGCACTTAAAACGTCAGCAGTATTCAGCCCCGACTGGACTACTTTGAATGATGGAGACGTCACAGAGAGTAAGCAACAATATCTTGTTGTCCTCAACATGCTTTTGGGAGGCAAGGGAGCATTTTTTGATGAAAATGGCAACGGTCTTACAATTCCTGTGACCGCAGCGAATGCTCAAGAGTTATCTCTAATGAAAGCATCACAGATTGTTCTGGATAATTATAACAAAGATTATTCGCCAAACGATCTGCAACAAATCTTTAGCCAACTTAAAGAAAACTTAGATCAAAACACCGAAGTTTATCATACTGGAAATTCTAACGACAATATCATTAAAGTACTCGTAAAGATTCACAAATCTATTATAGACACAGTGCCTGTAAAAGAAGAATTAGAAACTCCAGCAGAACAGATGATGTCTGGCAAAACCGCTCATACTTTAGCTGTGGCAACTGATAAGCTCCAAGACAGAAATAACAAATTAATAAAGATTTTCAAAGAAGTAATAATGCCGGGCGCGGAGAAATACACAGGAGATAAAAGCCGACTTCCTAATATTAAAGAGCAGCTTGATAATTTTGAAATGATTCCGGCAGCTTTGGGTGAATTTTTATTAAAAAATCAAAAAGAATTGCGCCTGTCAAAACCAGATCTATTACAAATTGGAGCAGATAATAGTAAATTTGAATTTAAGTTTATAAAACATAATATATCTGAAGAAAAAGTCAATAACGAATTTTTAAAAACAGGCTTTTGCACGGTTGGGATAAAAAATCTTCACAGTGTTCCGCCTTTTGATTCGGAAACAACAAGAGCGTTTTTTATATATGCTGGTGATATGCATGAAGACGCCACAAAAAATCAACTTAATTGGTTAGAATTATTAAATAAATATATGCGCCCCGCGCCTAATCTTTTGCCTGCGACTGGCGATAAGAAGAGTAATAAAAAACAAAAATCTGCATCCGATCTTCAAAAAGAAAAGTCGCGACTAAATGATGCTAAATCAAAGAAAGAGAAGTTAGAAAAATCAAAGAAAGAGTCGTCTTATTCCGGCGGCACACTGTTTGCCAATCTTGAAAAAGCTCAAAAAAACGCTCACTTATTATCCATGGGCTCCAAAGGAATCGGCACCGGCCCCGCTGGACCATTCGGCGAAGTTTTTCATAGAATACATGTAAGAGACCTTTTGGTAAAAGCCTCCACATGTCTTGGCAACAAGATGAATGGTGGAGATTGGGTTCAAGCGCTCTGTAAAGGCTTGCTTAAGGGCTTAATTAATGATATAGGATTCAGAGCAGTCCAAGAGGTCATCGTTAAGCCTCTAATTGACGCCGGGCTCACTCCTCCAGGGGTAAGTAAGGCTGAAGCTTTAAAATGGGCTGGAGGCTATGATTTTGATGCCTATATGGATACTATTGATGGTACCAAGAAAGTCGTATCTCAGACAGGTAAAAACGTAGGAAATCTAGAGTTTATTCCACAGCCCGGTCAAGGTACACAGGTAACTCTTGAAAGAAAGAGGCTAGTTGGATATGGTTCAGCAGCAAAGTCAGAAAAAATTCCTATGAACATACCTGACACTGTTGGTATTTTCAAATCGAATGTTTTTAATAAGCAAAAGGCTGCTGTAAAAAGAGATTCCCGTGAAATAAATAGGTTTTTAGACGAGTATCAAGATTTTATTGATGTCGATGCTTTATGTGAAAGGTTGGCTCAATTTGTAGATAACCTACCAAAACAATTGTTTCAAAAAGGCGGCCTAACAAAAATTAAGGCCGGCGCAAAAAATATTGCACCAAAACTTCCGGTGCCTCCAACTCTTGGCTTTCCGGACTCTCTTAGTACTAACGATTTATTGAAAGATTTCACTGATGCTTTGGTGAAAGCGATAATGGAGTCGATTATACAAACCTTGGTCGCACTCATCGATGCAGTGATGGCCGATATCCTAAAATATTGCGAAGACACACCAGACTTTTTTCCAAAACCAAATCCTAATGCAGACGCTGGCCTAGCGGGAATATTTGGAGAAAACAACATTTTCAACTCTCCAGATAAACCTGTAGGAAACACACCTCTTAATGACGACAAGCCCGGAGAACCAGAGGGAACTTTATCTACCATGGCGGGAGCTTTGTCTAACAAAGAAGGTTCTTCAATAGACAATGATATCAACAACTTAATAAATGGCGATCCCAACAAGATGGCTAAAGCTATGAGAGCTTTGGGTATTCCTCCAAGCCGCTTACAGGATATAACTAATCTATTTGAAGATTTGACAAAATTTCTATTTCCACTAGAGACATGTTCTCTTCTTTCCGGAGAGCCGTCTATACAGGTATTAAGTTCAGTTCAGTTTTTGATTGAAGAAAAGTATGAAACTTTAGCCATATATCTGAATAGTAAAAGTAAAATTAAAAGACTATTTCATCTGTTGGGTGAAAATATTGAGTTAGAAATTTGTAATCTAATCGTAAGAGACATCACACCGAGTGAAGCGGTGTGTTCTTCTCTGGTAAGCACTGACGCAAAAAGACAAGTTTTAGCGTCGAAAGGATTTTCGGATGATCAGATTGAAAAAATGATTCGTAATGAAGATTCTATAAGAACAGCCAGATTAGAAGAAATTGCTGAACTTTTGACTAATCCCGATGCTCTTCAGGACCGAACACCTTCTATTTTTGACAAGGCAGGACATACACCACAGGATGTGCTAGAAATTACAGACGACATGTTTCAGACAATTGTTGATACGTATAGAGTACCTTTGGTGCAAGAATTAGATAGATTTAAAAATTCTTTAATTACATCATCACCGCAATTAGACTCTTTTAAAGATTCTTTAATTATGACCATGCCTGCTGATAATCTTGATACAAGAAGAGTTGCGGCAGGGATTAGAGAAGACGTTAATTTATTATCTAATTATGTTTCAAGCTATGGTCGTTATGAACAAAGCCCTGATGGTACCATTAAGTGGAGCACCAGCGTGCCACAAACATCTGCATTTGCTTTTACAATAAACCTGCAGTCTACTTCCGGCGCAACGGCGTCCCCAGCGTCATTGCAAGATGTTGAAATCCCTGCCGAGATCAAGCAGAAACTTTCTGAGCAAGAAAACTTGGTAACTTATAAAATTCCTGTAAAAGATAAAAACAATTGGAATGAATATCTTAATGGCGATTACAGCGTGCATTTTAAAACTCCTGCCGGCCCGGGCGTGTTTGAGGTTGAGAAATCCACAGATCCAGAAATTATTAGTTTAATTAAAAATCTTTTTGGTATTCCCTTAAATGAAGAAAATATTACCACTGGCCCCGCTGTTGGTGTCGGCGATCCTGCAGGTGACGATTTGCCAGATCTTCCAGTCGTCGGCGTATTGGGTGTAGAAGAGCCCACATACAATAGTAAAACTATAGACTTGTTAAGTCAAGATTTGCCCCAAGCTACAATATGGTCAAAAATGATTATGGATAAAGTAAGAAATCTGTATCCTGGTATTGACTTAGATAATTCAACGTTTTCTCAGGGAGCGGGTGCATTGGAAGGCAGCCTAAAAAATTATTATGCTCGCTATTTGGTTTTATACGTGCAAAACTCCATGCAAAGTTTTGTTAACAATGCTCTGTTTAATATCAACAATTTTGAATCACTAGAATTTGTTAAAAAAGAAGCGGAATTAGATCCTATAAGAAAAATCTGTGTCGATAAATATAAAGATATTATGGATACTGATTCTCTAGTCGAAAATGCAGTGGAAAATTATAGACAAAAAGAAAATGAAACAATAGAGAGAGATATAACAGGAGATATTTCTTCTATTCAAGAGGCACTTCAAGAATTATCTATAATGTCTATAATCAGGCTAGCTATTTTACAGCCCTTGTTACGTGGTATATTTGCGTTTAGTGAGTTAGATGTGAAGGAGGTCTTATCAACGGATCTAGGACTAGCTATTATAAAAACTCAGCTAAATAATGATTTATTTGAATATTCTAATAATAACAAGTATGTTGATCTTTTTAACAAACATTTAGCAGAAATCAGGCCAGATGATACGATAGATGATATTATTAAACAAGAACTCGATATGATGCAGCCTAGAGTTGAAAACCTAATTAAGGAATTTTCTTCAAATAAGTCTCTAGATGTTTTAAATTCTATATCTTTTTACGACCAAACATATATGGATGTTCCATCTCCTATGATAAGCTTTAATCAACTGCAAGATATCACTAAAAATGGAAACTTTTTTGAGCATTCCAGCGTCGCCCCCTCTGGTCTCTTGCTTAAAATAAAAAATATTATGTGGCAAGAGGACGCAAGAGATATAACATCCTATTCTCTTATGAGCGATCAAAAAAATAAGTTTAAATTTTTTGATACTAACGATTTGACAATTCCCACAAATCAATTTGTGCAGAACCAAAAGCAAACACGGCTAGCCGATACCAGCTTTGATGGCAATTTTTTCTTTCAAAAGTATGTTCGTGTGAAGCTTAAAAAAACTTGGGAAATGAAAAATGCTAGAAAATTTATAAACTTTTATCCAAATATAGATTTTAATTCTTATAAATCGTATAAAGATAATAATTCCTGGGAGGATAAGTTCGATCAACAGAAATTATCTGAGGAGTTCACTAAAAACTTTTCGTTTGGAGGAATTAACACACTACCAGAAGTCATTCCGCTCGATGAATTTGAGCGCGCAGTTTGGAATGCAATTCAATATCCACAAACAGATATCATAATATCTGCAGATGAAGTACCAGAAGGCGAAGAGGTAACTACGGAATTTGGATCAGGTAATGTGCAAGAAATCGGGGAACAATCGTCTTATGCGGATAAGAAGATAGCAGACTACTTAGATGTCTCTATAGGCATTAGATTGGTATATTGTTTGCCAACTTCTGAAGACACCGGCGCGAGTTTGAACAGCGCTTTCGAGGATATAGCGAATATCGCAATCGAAGAAGAAAATAAATATCATAAGCAAATAAGAGAATCCGCCGGCGCCCTGAAATCATATAAAAAAGTGTTAGATTTAAATCTCAATGCAGCCGGCTGGGATGATATTAAAGACGAAATTCCAAAAGAAATCCGAGACTATATGATTCATGAGCCGGCAGGGGACGACGCCGCTGTAGTACAACTGAATTCGACTGCAAATATGTATAAAACTTATTCTGTTAATATGATTCCCATCGCTAGTGAAGAGATCACTTTAACTAATAAATCCTCACAGATGAGATTTAAAACGTTCAATGAGTTAGTTCAAAATATTATTGGCCATCCCGGCGACGGACAATTCAACACCGCAAATGAATATCCAGCATCTAACACACCATATGGTAAAAAAATTAGAGCAAATGTTGGCGGCGGCGCCTATTCTGATTTGACGTCTTATGTTCAAGACATTCAAAATAATTTTCAATTTACAGGTCCGGACCCGCTTGAGGCTGGAGACGTATATGCCAATCAAAGATATACGAGATGGGGCTACCCGTATTCTGCAGAGGAAGGGAACTTTAAGAATCAAACGGCAAAAAGAGAGCAAATATTTGGCGGTTACATGAACAGCGTGTTTGAGACTTATGAACCCGAGTTACGAGAAAAAATGAAAAACAACCCGGAATACAAAATATTGAATGACTATCTTTTTAATCATGAGAGGTTAAAAACGTTGGGAGCTTTATATAGTATGTCTCACCCCTCTATGAGAGATGCTACAGGATTCACCCAAACGAAAAAATCTTTGAAAGCTTTATTTGAAACATCGGTTGTAGATGCAGGGCAGAGTCATAAATATTCAATTGAAGATAAACATAAATCTGGTGGAGATTTTGGATCCTTTATCAAGAAACAACAAAGCTTAGGTAGCTCAGAGGCTGAAAGTCCCTCTTTTTCACCATCAATTGGTCCGGCAGTTGTACTCAAAGCATTTGCCCAAGCAACAGACCCGGTTGTATCAACGTCGACGAAGATACAAGGAATAACTGGAGCGCCAGATTATACTGTCCCTGCCATTGCAGCGGGCCTCATGGCCGCCGGCGCACCAATAACCCCATATGGTTTAGTGGCCCTTGGAATATCATTTTCTCTTCCTGGGAACTTATTAGATAAAGAGAGGGATAAGAAATTAGGGGGTACCCCCGGAGCCTACAAACAGGCTATAGAAGATGGAACTATCACTTTAGAGTGCGAAGAACCAGAATATGAAGGAGAAGAATAATGTCTTGCGGATATGGAATATCACCACAATTGCCAGTCAGAAATGATGACGTAGATCCAGCTTTTGGACTAAACAAAACAATTAAAGAAGCTGTTGCTCAAAATTTAAAACATCTAATTTTAACTTGCCCTGGAGAAAAAATGATGGATCCAACTTTTGGAGTAGGATTAAGAAATTTCTTGTTTGAACCGAATATGGAGCGTGTACATTCGGTCATCGAGGGGAGAATATTTTCTCAAGTAGATAAATACCTTCCCTTTGTTAGTATTGAAGAGCTTTCCTTCCACAAAGGAACTCCAGCAGACCCAGACAATGCTAACGGTTTAAGAATACAATTGAAATATGTTATCAAACCAACCGGAGATATTGACGTTTTAGAAATAAATTCTGATTTAATGATCTAATTAATGTGTAGAGAACTGTCCCTCCGGAGAACATATCGATGGTAGAAAAAAAGAAGGTACCAATTAATTATACTTCTCGCGACTTTAATACTATTAAAGAATCGCTGGTAGAGTACGCAAAAAGATACTACCCAAACAACTTTAAGGATTTTAATGAAGCATCCTTTGGATCTTTAATGCTTGATACTGTTGCTTACGTGGGCGATATCCTTTCGTTCTATCTAGATTATCAGGCGAATGAATCATTCTTAGATACGGCGCTAGAATATAATAACGTTATTAAACATTCACGCCAACTAGGCTATAAATTCACCGGTGCTCCCACTGCGGTTGGAGAAGTATCGTTCTTTGTTTTAGTTCCAGCTAATTCTGCAGGCACAGCAGTTGATGCAGATTACTATCCAAAATTAAAAAGAGGCTCTACTGTATTCTCTACCGCCGGCACCTCCTATCTTCTGATAGAGGATATTGATTTTAGTAAGACCACCAATGAGATTATTGTATCAAATGTAAATTCTACCACCGGAGTACCAACATATTTTGCCGTTAAGGCGAAAGGAAGAGTAATTTCTGGAGAACTAAAATTTGTTGAAGCTGAGATTGGCGAATACGAAAGATTTAAAAAAGTAACAATTGATGATTCGAATGTTAGCGAAATTATTTCGGTGGTTGATTCCGAGGGAAACTCATATTTTGAAGTTGATTATTTGTCCCAAGAGATAGTTTATTCAGAAGTAGATAATCCTTCTAACTCAGATTCAGAGTTCGCTCCTAAGATCATGAAGCCTATTGCAGTGCCAAGAAGGTTTATTGTCCACCGCGAGGCCGGCGAAACCACATTGCAGTTTGGACATGGTTCTGAGAGCGATGACACTGCGGATTTAATTGTAGATCCTAGCAACGTCTTAATGGACATTCACGGAAAAGACTATATTTCTGATAAAACCTTTGATCCATATAATTTCCTAACATCTGATAAGCTTGGAGTAGCGCCGTCAAATACAACACTAACAGTAGTTTATAGGAGCAATAATAGCACCTCTCTAAACGCTCCTGTTAATACAGTAACTCAAACTGGAGATGTGAATATAGAATTCAAGAATCCTGTTGATCTAGACGGAAGTCAGAAGAAGACCATTGTTGAATCCTTAGAGGTAACCAATGAAGAACCAATTTGTGGTGATACAAAATATGTTAACTCTGAAGAGCTTAAACAACGTGCTTACGGTGCGTTCTACTCGCAAAATAGAGCAGTAACTGCTGAAGATTATAAAGTTTTAGTATATTCTATGCCTCCACAGTTTGGCTCTGTTAAAAGATGCAACTTAATTCAAGATTCTGATTCTTTTAAAAGAAACCTAAATTTATACGTAATTTCTGAAGGCGCCGGAGGTTTTTTGATAGAAAGTAATTCTTATATTAAACAAAATCTTAAAATCTGGTTAAATAGAAACAGGATGATAAATGATACAATTGATATTTTAGATGCTAAAATAATTAATTTTGCTATTGATTTTGATGTTATAGCAGAACGTGGCGTTAATAAACATGATCTATTAGATAGGTGCATTAGAGCGCTGAGAGAAGAATTCAATATACTACCAGACATTGGAGAATCTTTTTCGATCACAAAACTATACAAAGTGTTAAACCTTGTACCCGGAGTGGTTGATACAAAAAGAGTAGAAGTATTTCAGAAAAACGGTGGCAAATATTCTGACATTCGATTCAATACAAAAAGTAACACATCATCGGATGGTCGATTTATTTCAATACCAAAGAATGCAATTTATGAAATAAAATATCCAAACCAAGATATAAGGGGCACTATTAGATAATGGCCATTAAAAAGTACATCGCAGAAAAAGATAACACAATCACTAATGCTTTTGAGAGTAACTTGTCCACCAGAGGCACTGGTTCAAATACGGGAGCTAGTGATATATTGGAAGTTTTTTCTATCTATGGTCAAGCTCAACAGCCATCATCATCGGTTACCGGCGCCGGTTCTGGCAAAACAACAGAACTATCTAGGATATTAATTCAATTTCCAATAGCGGATATTATTGCGGATAGAAATAGAGGCGATTTACCGGTCAGCGGAAACGTTGATTTTTATTTAAAAATGTACAATGCCAAACATGGAGAGACCACTCCGCGCAATATGACCCTAAATGTCGTACCAGTTTCAGCCTCCTGGGAAGAAGGTTTTGGTTTAGACATGGAAGGATACAGGGACCTAACCAGAGACGAAGAGGGCTCTAACTGGGTTCGAAGCGCAGCTAACACATCTTGGGAGCGTCAAGGTGGAGATTATCACACTGGATCTAGTGATCATGGTGATGAAGATACCAACAGAGCAAAGACTGTTGACTTTACAAAAGGTATTGAAGATTTAGAACTTGATGTTACAGACACGGTAGAAGAATGGATCGCTGGCACTATTTCAAATTATGGCTTTGGTGTACATTTGACGGGAACACAAGAGGCACACTTCTCGTCTTCTACAGCCGCCGACACTGGCTCTGTCTTAAATAACTTAACCGGATCTAAAAGATCTTACTACACGAAAAGATTTTTTGCTAGAGGGTCAGAATTTTTCTTTAAAAAGCCAACAATTGAAGCTAGATGGGATTCATCCACAAAGGATCACCGAGGCTCTTTCCATTATAGCAGTTCACTTGTCTCTGCGGACGAGAATATTAATACAATTTATTTTTATAACTACTTTAGAGGCCGCCTAAGAAATGTCCCCGGTATCGATTCTAAAGGTTCTGAGATATATGTGAGAATATATTCTGGATCCGACGATGGTACCGATATACCAGAAGGCCCAGCCATAGATTTGGTTCAAACAGATTTAGTAAATGGTACAGTAATCACAGGAGGCTATGAGGACGTTGGAGTATATACTGCCTCTTTTGCCCTAACCTCTTCGGCTAACCCTCTAGCCAAGCTACATGATGTATGGTTCTCTGGCTCCTCTGGAGCAGGCGACGAAGGTGCCGCAGGTTCTGAAGGTTTAACAGTACACACAGGATCTATATATCCAGTAACGCATACTGCTAAAGAATATAATCCGAAACCTACATATGTTAATAATATTACAAATCTTAAACCAATTTATGATAAAAATGAAACACCAAGATTTAGAGTTTATGCTAGAGAAAAGAATTGGTGTCCATCAATATATACCAAGGCAACACAAGCTTCCGAATCAGAGAATGTAGAAGATGCCTACTACAGAGTTTATAGAGTTGTAGATGGCCTTGAAGTAGTTCCGTACGGAACAGGCAGCACTTCTCCCCTGGCAACAGGAAATGCAAAATCTTATACAAGATTGTCATATGATTCATCCGGAAGCTATTTTGATTTAGACATGTCATTGCTTGAACCGGGCTATGCATACGCTTTAAAATTGAGTTATTATTTGAATAATTCATATGTAGAACAGTCAGAAACATTTAAATTTAGAGTGGAAGAAAAAGAATAGTAGTCAAAAATGAGTATTAAAGATTTATTTAAAAATCAAGGTACGGACAGTGTTTTATCAGCCTCAACACTAGAAAACCTAAAAGATAAAATTGGTGAACATGAGATTTTAGAATCTTACGCAGCCGAAAAAGATGCTTTTGTGCCTCACGTTGATTTTACCAAGCCAGAGAATTTTGCAAAATTTGGCTCTGCCGAGAAATATTATGAATCTGCGTTTACAAGAATTCAAAATTTATATCCGTACGATGGAACACGAGCGGAGCAACTAGATTGGTATAACTCCTCTTCTTATCTAGATCAGCATGTATTTGACTATGAATATCCTAGAGTTAATGGATATGCTAAGTTTTCTCCAGACGGCTGGGGCACAGCAGCTTCTACTCTTAATCCATCTCATTTAGCAACTGCCGGATATTATTTTGGTCTTCCAGCAGTCACAGAATATATTTTAGTTAAAGGCGGCCCCGCCGCAAACTCTCGCGAACAATATAAAGATATTACAAACTCCAAAGGCGACTTTAAAGCATCATATGGTAATGTATTTGATAATAACAGTAATCGTGAATCAAATCTAAAGTTTAATGCATCTTCTGGATCAACTGTAGAATTCTGGCTTAAGGTAGACTCTCTCATTCCCCGGGGCACCGACGGTGGTTCTGATAGAATGACCCTCTTTGATTTGTGGAACGGAGTAACCGGATCAAGCACTGAGTATGGAAGATATGAGATCTTTGTTCATAATGATGGAACAGGAAGTAACGCCGCCTTTGGTGTTCACTGCATATCTGGTACAGTTGGAACAGGTGCTGGTGAAGCGGATTCTTTTGTAGGATTCAATTCAGTCTCAGCTTCTGCTGCGAGCGAGGGTCTTTTCACTGATTACACAAAAGACTCGTTAGCTGACGGTAGTTGGCACCATTATGCTTTCGTTATGCAAAATGATTCTGCCGATCTACGCGCTACTTTATATGTCGATGGTAAGAGAAGGCAAGAAATAACTAAGACCAATGGCGCTTTGGGCGAATTTGCTGGTTCTATGGTTGCAACAATTGGTGCAAACGTTGCTTTCCCTGATTTTCTGCAAAACTTTGGTACCGCAACAACTCCTCTTGGTCGTGGATTAAATAAATTCTCTGGCTCCATGGATGAATTTAGGTATTGGAAAACAGCCAGAACACCCAAAGATATAGGATTAAATTGGTATGTGCCAGTCTACGGCGGTACAAACAGGAGCGATGCTAACACTGATTTAGGTGTTTATTATAAATTTAATGAGGGTATTACTACCACAGCTTCGCTTGATTCTACAGTATTAGATTACTCTGGTAGAATTTGCAATGGTTCTTGGACCATCTCCACAGGCATGGTCGGCTCTACCTATAGAGGAACGGGCTCTGCAATGGTAGAGTCTGACGTTGTAAATAGCGAGTATAAAGATCCTATTTTGTATCCCAACCAATCAGAAGTTGCGGATATGAAAAATAAGCTGACTTTTATCGGCAAAGAGCATGACTTAACTAATAACGCTTCAATTTTTAATTCAATACCAGCCTGGATTCAAGAAGGAGATTCCGAGGACGGGGATGGTCACCTCTCTAATCTGACTCAAATCATTTCTAGCTACTTTGATACTCTCTATCTTCAAGTGCAATCCTTGCCTAAGCTTAAAGAAGTTACTTATCCTAGCTCAAGCTTTAAACCCTATTCTTTTAGTGACCAAGTTCTTCAATCTCATGGATTTAGCACGGCAGAAATATTTGCAGATGTTGATACTTTGGGACAATTTGCGGAAAAAGATGAAAAGCTTGTTTTTAGAGAAAAACTACATAATGTAAAAAACTCTATTTATAACAACATTTATAACAATCTCGTATTCCTTTATAAAACAAAGGGCACAGAAAAGTCGTTTCGAAACTTTATAAGATGTTTTGGTATCGACGAAGAGATTATTAGATTAAATATCTATGGCAATAATATAACTCATGAGATCAAAGAAAACTACAGAGAAGTAGCATATAAGAATTCTTATATTGATTTCAATCATAGCGATAGATTTGGCAGTACTGTATATCAATATCCAGAAACCGGTAACACAAACTCTGTTTCATTTATAACAGGTTCTGGTGGCGGGCATAGCCAAGAAAGGCATATTCCGATTACAATTGAAGCGGACATTCTGTTTCCTAAAAAACATGCAGCAAATACTGCGAATTACCAACCATATGATTATATAACATCTTCGCTGTTTGGGTGTCACACCGCGATGGATGATAATGATTTGACTTGGGGATCTCCAGATTATGGTGGCTTACAGGTTTATGCTGTTAGAGACAGAATTGAAGGAAATCAGATCACTTTTGTATTGACAGGGTCATTTGTTCCGGAAATAACAAGTAGCACATTTACAAATATCTACGACAATGAGAGATGGAATTTTGCTGTAAGAGTCAAAGATGAGAAATACCCACAAGCAAGTTTAGTCTCTGGATCATTCCTTTCTGGCAGTACAACAAACAAATACCTAGTTGAATTTGTCGGTGTAAATGCTCATGGCGGCACGGTCGTACGAGAATTCAAATCAACTGGCTTTTTAGATACAGAACTGGGCGAATCAGAAATTAGAAATGAATTAGATGGAGCTTCGTTTATTACCGCTCCTAAGAGATTCTACGTCGGTGCTCATAGAACAAACTTCACAGGAAATGTTGTACAATATTCTGATGTTAAGGTCGGCGGTCTTAGAGTTTGGCTAACAGATCTAGATGATAATGAAGTACGAGCGCATGCAAGAGATGCAGCTAATTATGGCGTCGATTCTCCATATCAGAACAGTTATATGCTGCAGTCTGACATTCCAGATGTTGAAGTACCAAAATTTGCCACCCTAGCTCTTAATTGGGATTTTCAACACGTAACTGGCAGCGATGGCGACGGAAAGTTTACCGTTTCTGATGTCTCATCAGGATCGTTGTCGCTGGCTTCAACCAGATATGATTGGGTCGGCAACGTTACTAGAAAGCAACATACCGCCCGAGGTGAAAACTTCCCCTCTAATAACAAAAAGGTCGTTGATGATTTTTATGTTGCAACTACAAGACAATCAAATCCCGATAATATCATAAGCTCCGATATGGTAAACATTTTGGATCGCGACGACGTAACATTTACGAGAGAAACTAGGCCAATAAACTATTTCTTCGCATTTGAAAAGAGTCCGTATCAAAATGTTTCTGATGAGATGATAAGATTGTTTGCCACGATCAAAGATTTTCATAATATCATCGGTGAGCCAGTCAATAGATATCGTCAAGAATACAAAGAGATGGGCAAGATTCGACAACTATTCTTTGAAAAGTTGGCAAACACCCCAGACGTTGAGAAATATATAGAGTTTTATAAGTGGGTTGACAATTCAATTTCGATGATGTTGCAGAATTTCGTCCCCGCATCGGCAGAATTCGCAGAGAACGTTCGAACAGTTATTGAAAGTCATGTGCTTGAAAGAAACAAGTATACGACTAAGTTCCCAACAATGGAATTTAAGGTCGATGATCCTGAAGCTAGAATAATGGGAATCAACGAATTGCTCTATGATTGGGAATTCGGTCACGCGCCGCTAAATCCAACAAATGGTAGAGAAGACGGAAACAGTAATGAAAATACAAATTGCCTCTGGTGGAAAGACCGGGCCGAAAGAGACAAATCACCTCTAGATCTTGGTATATCAACTCTAGATGGAGATAGACAAACATTAAATAATATTATTACAAAAGTAGTGGACGCCACCGCCCCACAGCTAGCAGAAGTAAGCGGAAATTCGTATACTGGTTCTACGTATGCTCTCAGAAAGCTGTCTCGCCCGTATAAGTTCTCGGCAGATGAGTCAAAACAAATTAGAGCAGGCCAAGCTTATATAAACAAAAAACCAAACTTTTATAAGTCAATAACAGAATATGGCGCGAATGGCACACTGAGAATACCGCAGACTGATTTAGAAGTTGTTGTTTCTTCATGCGACGACAAAAAAGGCCCTGCGGATTTATTAAAAAGAAAATTAAATTTTAAGACAAATGTTTTAGAATCTGGCGTAGAGGTGACAGATGCATATCAGCAAGCTAAGGGAGATTTAATTGCACCATTTACAATCTTTAGTTCCTCTGTCTCAACTGGCTATCCTGTGGGCTCCGGACTAAGAACCTTTAGACCGAATATTGATATAAATAATCATCATTTTGATTCGTATAATAATGAAGCCCCCTTGCAAGGTCCCTTCACAGAAAAGCACGTTGGCGGCCTCACACATCGCCACACAGAGTTAAATACTGCGATAAGTAAAACTCTTGATGATGATGAATCCCGCGCCGAAGCTTGGAAATTAGATATATCAGTCCTTAACTTGACAGTTAAAAATCCCGGGGATGATGGACCAGACAAGCCAAGAGCAAGATATTTCAGAGACGAAACCGCAAAAAGACCGATCAACATTAGAAATATTCAGCAAAGTACCTCTTCTGTAGATAGCATTACCTTCATTGGCAATTATACAAACAAATACGAGGTTGTCCACACGACCGGTCGTTCAGTCAATAACATATTCTTTAATAATAGTGACGGCGCCTCAAACTTCCCTAGTATCTACGCTAAGACCGATTCTCAAGAAGGCTTGCCGAAAACAACAAATATTCATAGCTTAATTGGCATCAATCCAAGCACCGAAGGCCGAGGAAACGTTTTTGGCCATCTTGGCGAAGGTGATCATCCGATTAATACGAGTAACAGATTCTCTTCAGCCACTGATTATACACTAGATACCAGAGGTGAGGAAGGCTCTTCCAATCAGAAGACTGTGATTGCCAACCGTTTCTCCTCCCCAGGCGGCCCGGAAACGCTCTCTAGAGGCTTCTTGGACATCAATGCAGAGGAATACTCGGTATACAACGCTCTGCCCTTTAGAAACCTTTCTGTGAGGGGTCCTGGCAGTGGTGAGGACGGCACCATTAGAATGTCCAACCACTTGGATGGTAATAATGACGGAGCCACCGCTCGTTCTGCTAGGGATGGTCTAAGGACTATATTAACAAGACATTGTGGCCAATATGGCCATGACAGCACTCACGGATCAGTATTGACTGATAAGTATGTTACGGTACCATCGTTCCATAAAATAAACAGAAATGGTCGCAAGAGGTTAGAACTAGCTGAAACAGCAGATTACTTGCATGGTGAGAATATAGCAACAACAGAATCTGTATATGATAACTGGTACGTGCAGCACCCCATACCGCAATCAGATATGGGATATGCTTGGATTTCTGCCTCTGTCGATTCCTCCATATTTGGTTTTGCAACAGGCTCCAGCGAACTTTCGTTTATAACTGAATCTTCAGCAGGCAGTGTGATAGCGTCCACTGGGCAAAGAGTGTACATTGGTGATCGAGACCGAGTCGGCTTTAGTGCTGCCACTGGATTTATCGGTGTAGATTTTGCAGGAATGAATACTAATATTTATGAACCAATAACTGAAGCTTCAAATTTCATAGGATATGATAGTTTATCTGTAGAACAGATAAGCGCTGGTTACAGAGTCAAGATTAATTATGTTCCTGAGCATCCCGCCGGCGACGGCGATCCTGACAGCGATGGTCAAGATTATAATGCATACGCACAGGTGTCATCTGTTGGCTGGAATGGCGTCGCTGCCACACTAAACGGTATTCTTATTCACCGCAACGGACCTTATGGCTACCCTTCTTGGAAACAAACTAGAACCGGACTCCACCCGGTAGCCCGAGACATGCGTAAAAAGAATAGGTATTCCATCATAACTCAGCCAAGGACAAAGACGGAGACTACTTTTAACACCGATGGTCTTAGTAGATGGGAAAAATATCAACGCGACCTATTAGCAATTCAAGGAAAGAAAGTAGCAGAAGTCCTAACATCTTACACCGAACCACCGGTCGCTATTAAATATAAGCCAATTACACACAAGCTGACTGTTGGTAAACAAGGCAGCAATACTACCGGTCGAGAAGAAATTGTCATTAATCACACTTTTGGCAACAATTTATCTCATTTTGCTAACAATGCTCTTAATAACAATATTGCATCTGAAGAATTGAGAGGTGATAATAGAACTTTAGCCAATCGTCCAAAACAGGCTTATGATGATTTATTGGACATTTATGAGAAAGGCGCCCTTCCACCAGCGGCCAATCCTGTAGAATCGTTTAATGGATTATTCTATTCAGAAACCGTGTTTCCTAAAGAAAAAAATACTTTCTTAAATAAAGTTAGATCTCGCACACAATATGCTGAGACAACCGGACATGCTACTAATGGTATTGATAGAAAAGATCGACGTACTTTTTGGAACAACGATGAGAATAGTATGGGACTTACTATAGACTCTGCATTAAATTCTCAAGGCATGGTTGATAATGGTCAAGGCAGAACAGATTTATCTAACACTAAATTAAGTGTGTGGCCTCTGGGGCCAACAAGGCACCGCCCAGAGGGCACTGTTACAATTGCGGGAGGCGGCAGCTTGTCCGCAACATATAACCGCGCAGACTATTTCGGTGAATTATGGCCCGCCGGCACCTATGAATCTCTACACACAACAGCGTCTTTAAGTTTTATGAGGACTTTATCTACTAGCGGCACTGGTTCAACATATCTTGTTACAGGATATGATAACCCCACACTCACAGCCTCCATATGGGAACCTTTTGCCGTACCAGGAAAAATGAAACCATACTATGCTCATGATGTCAGAGGCAAGAGTCCTTGGTTTAATAATTATGAAGACTACGCTTCAGATATTCGTGTTATTGGACAAGATCATTCTATCGTACCAGAGTTTAGAATTTCTGATCATATTGATTTTTATATGAATGAGCGAGGAGGAAACTTTAGAGCTAAAAACAATATGCTGTTTATGCTTGATGGCGGAAACATCACAGCCAGCGCCGGCCCGAACCGCACTTCGCGCCTGGATGATGATTTTTATGATACGTATTCTCACAGTGATTTTCTTAAATATTTTAATATGATTCAAGAAGATCACTCAGATACAGCAGTGTCTCGTATTACATTAAAATGTTCCGGAGTTAAAAAATTATTGCCTTATAATGGATTTTACCCTGCACTAAGGTCAGTTCAATTGGGTTCGCTATTATCTCAATCTCTAGGTCCGTTTATCGGTGGGTCTAAATCAACAGGATCTGCGTATTTTAACGGAACTAATTCAACTAGCTGGGCGCCTACATATGATTTTGGCGCACAGAGATTAAATGCTCTACTTCAGCCGCTAATGGCCCCGGGAGTATTTTTTAATTCAATTAAGTCGGGTATTGCGGTTGATTATCCCGTGTATAAAGGGTCAGCCCCAGAAGGGCAATCAGGATTAATTGGTGCTTCTTTTACAAGTTTTGAAATGTCAGCTTTAACAGAAGCACCAAACTATAGACTTCCGTTTGAAGCCTTGGTAGATTTTAAAAATTATATACCAATCTCCTCGTCTGACGGCCAATCCGCGATTCACTTTGTTGAAACTAGCCCCGCGTATAGGACCACCAGAACGTCTGATCCGTCCTTAGCTGATGCCACATTTTTATCTCTGTTTAGCGCTGATGCGGATGCGTCAGATCCCGCCCAGGATGTATTTTTTGACTGGAACGGAAGCTTTAAGCCTAGTTTCCCAATGGCCTCGCACAATTTCTTAGCAGAAGTACCTAGATTTTTCTTAAAAAATGGCAAATTAACGTCAGCGTTCTCTGCAGCGGAAAAAGATTTTAAACCGATGGTCTCTGGCACAGTTTATTACATGGATGTTGTATTAAGAAGAACAAAAGACCTTGTAATAAGTGAAGGGCCTGTTGGAAACAGAAATCAACAAACAGGCTATTTTAACAGAATATCTCCGCACTGGGGTGATAGGAGAGGGAGCATATATGGCCCGGCCTTGTCTGGAACCTGGGCTGACCTGACCGTATCTCTAGCCCATCAGCATATTTTAGAAGAAGGTACTTGGACTCTAGATACTCCGCACTTTACTGCGAACATAGGCGGCGTCGCCGAAGGTGTTACCTCTGATGCTTATAACCTTTTAAATAGTTTTATTAACCACTCTGCTTGGACACCACCTTATTTTTATGGGGATTCTGTAGCGAGAATTTCATTCTCTCCTCATGATTCCGGCGTCTATGGCGATGACAACCCTATGGACACTGGCGCCTCTGCCGTGTTTAGTCTTGATGAAATCCTGGCCGGCGCCGAAGTAACTTATTTTAATAAAAATCCGTATTTAGATACCGTAGCCGGAACAGCTACAGGCTCCGTGCATGGTAACAGCCTACCAGTACAAAATTGTATGCAATTAAGCTCCTCTGTTAATTTATTAGGCAAAACTAGGGTTAAAAAAGTTACATATTCGTCACAAACAGATTCGGAAGGCCAGTACGTACCAACTTCTATCACTGATAGCGATACTTCTGCTTTCGACGTTTGGTCTATTGGTACAAAGTGGGAATGTCCAGTTCTAGATGTATCTGGTACTCATGGTGACCCAGACAAAGACGCAAGATTTGTAAGAAGTATCTGGAATGGATACGGCAACATTCCAGGCGAAGGGACAGGATTGTTTCTAGACATTGAAGAAAGTCATCCCGTGCAACTATTAGACCCCTCTCAAACTACAACCGGATCTTTGATCAATGTTTGTGGATTTAACCCGGGCAGTCAAAGAGTTGGCGAAGTTGCGGACGAAAAAGAAATTTCAGAAGCTGTTGTAGCAATTCCTTTCTCAAAAAAGAAGACCAACTTTACAGTGAATACTTTTGGTTCTAAGCATTTCTTTAAGATTCTTCCTGGCATTTATAAGAAACAGCTTGAAAATATTACCAATGGTAAACCTGCGGTTCAAAGAGGGGACTTTGGAGCTAAAGAAGACATACAAGATACTTCTATTTCTGACATGATCAAATTAATGAATCGATATGTTGTACCACCTAATTTTGACTTCTTAAAATATAAAACAAAAACTCCATTTGTAATGTATATTTTTGAGTTTACGCATACTCTGGATAAAGATGATTTGTCTGATATTTGGCAAAACTTAATGCCAGAGATTGCGATGACTGCTGAAAAAGAAGAAGTTGTTGTATCTCATCCTACTGGAAAGCATGAGTTTTTCCACGGATTACCTCCCTTCAAAGATGACGCCGGCGAGGAAATACATTGGATGATCTTTAAGATTAAAAAGAAAGCTGAACGTAGCTACTATAATCTAACAGCAGATTCAAGAGACGATGATAGATTCAAGTTCCAAGTAGGAAATAAAGAGAAAGAACCAGATTACAGTTATAACTGGCCTTATGATTATTTCTCTCTCGTTGAATTAGTTAAACTTGATGCAGGTATATCAATAGGTCCAGACGCACCGTTTATACCACAAAGCGCAATCAGTAAAGAACAATTTAATGAAGAAGAGGGTACGGTGAAAATACCCCCAGGGAAAAATCAAGATATAACGCAAATACAACGGAGCGAAAAACCTTCAACACGATTGACAAAAGTGTCAGAAGGTGAGCGTCGATAGCTATGAAATTTTTAGATAAAAAAGAACAAGTACTAGATATTCAGCTAACTCAACATGGAAAGCGTCTGCTTTCTTTGGGAAAGTTTAAGCCTGAATTTTATGCTTTTTATGATGATGACGTGTTGTATGATTCGAATTATGCTAACTTTGTTGAAGACCAGAGTGAAACAGAAAATAGAATTTTAAATAAAACACCACGGTTGTCAACTCAATATAATTTTAGTAATATTGAACAAAAAAAAGTTATAAAAAAGAAACTTGTTAGCTCTGGCGTACTTTCTAGCGGCCAATCTTGGGCCGCTTACGAAGATGATGAGCAAATAGAATTTAATACTCTAGAGATGGATAGAGACATCCGAATGAAATCAATCGGTACCTCAAAGTTGAATTCTAGATATGCTCCCGCCTGGAGCGTGCTATATTTAAATGGCGAACTAGATCACGCAAATATATCTACAACCTATACCGGCTCCACTGCTGGTTTGGTCGATAGGATACCTCAATTAGCAACAGAAGTAGAAATTGAAATTGGCGTTGAGCAATATGATTTTCCTGATGAAGACGGTGATCCCGGAGGCGTCCCACAGAGCGAGAGAATGAATAGCTTTGTTAGTTTAACAGAGCACGGCAACGATTTGGACGACGGAACGATAAGAAGTGATTTTTTTAATGACGGAACAGTATTAGTTGTAAAAGACAATTATATTTTGTTAGAATTAAAAGAAAAAAATACTGAGTTTCTATCGGAAAACTTTGACGTTGAAGTGTTTAAAATTGGCGAGGACGATGAATTAGAAAAAATATATTTTCAGGAAGAGTTTAATAACGTAAAAGATGGTATTTTGACTGATGACAAGCCAAGCACAAAAAGTTCTTTATTAACACCTAATTATGTTGAATACTTTTTTGATTTTTTGTTTGATGGAGAAATTAGCGTTGAAGCCTTTTGTGCAGCAAGAAATAAAGATAAAAGAGAAGATCCGTATCTGGACGAAGAATTATTTGAATGTCCGGACGACGCCTTACCTACATCTGATGCTGATGAGGCAGAAAACATTTATGCAATCCCCTCTGGGCCTAATGAGGAGACTTGTTAATGGCTAAAATGACCAAAAAAGAATTATTAAAAAGATTCATTCCAAAGGTTGAGCTTTCCAAAATTGTCTTAGAGACGGGCGGCTCTAATGTTTTTTCTGGTAACACTAACCCACATATTAACGGTGTTCATCCGTCATGGCAACCGCCTAAAGCAAGCGGATTTTCTAAAAGTTATCATTCTTTCATAACAAAAGGTTCTGTTGGAAAGGACAATATAGCAAAATCTGCGGAAGGACTGGAGAGATTACAAAATAAATTCCTAGGACAGTCCTCTGGCGCCGGTCGAATCTCCGAAGCTTCAGCCCTTAATCTTAAATCTAGCATATTTTGTGAAGTAATGGAAACTGTTTCCGACAGAGGCAACAGTGTAGCTGCGTCCTTCTTTGGTGGTATGACCAACGAAAAAGGAATGTCTAGGCTGGTTGATTTTGTTAAAATTGCAGTAATTCAATCGACTGTTGAAAGCCATACAGAAAGAATGTTATCAAATAAGCTGCTTCCATTTGCTATTGCTATGAATGACCCTTCCCTACTCCCAGCCTCTGAGGCTTTTGATAAAGATAGAGTATTGGTAACAGATTTGGGATCCCGCAAGCACGTCACACAACGATTCTCTATGACAAATCCTGATATCGATGCGTCAAAAAATCTCTTGCAACACTTACAGAGAATGAATAGTTACTTAGATTCAAACGGAGAAAGAATATATAAAGTTCCAGTTCCCTCTTCGGGCACTCCAAGTGTCACGTTTGACGTACAATCTTCAGATCCAAAGCATTTAAGTTACTTTGTAGTATCTTATCTTGATATAAAAGAAATGGCTGCAGCACTAAGTGAGTATGCAACATCTGGTCTTGGAAGCATATCTGAGGATGATATTAAGATGAATTCCTATACATTTACAGATACAGACGATGGATGGGATTCCGAGCTTGGCTCTGTGTTATATGAGATTGTTTTTGCAAATGAGCTTGTTAGTGATAAAGTTCAGGACTTTAGACACAACCCTATAGTTGAAAATTTGCAATCGTTTAAAGTTTATGAATCAGCCGGCTTAATTGAAAAATCTGCGAACTTGAATAATTTAGGATACAGCAGTAACTTTTTTGAGCAAAATAAAAAGAGCAACTATGCTTATGCTGTTATCTCTCATTATGAACCGGACAACAATTTTAATCAAGGTGCAGCAGTCTTTTATTCGCTAGATATGTATAAAATATTAAGTGAAAATTCTCTTATCAAGTCAGTTTATGGTTTATATAATTCCGACTGGAGAGAGCTTGTAGAAGAAGTAGCCCGGATGGCAAAAATTAAAAACATGACCATTCACCGTCGTCGCATTAAACCAAACAATATGACAAATGAGGCGGGAGTATTAAATAGAGAAGCTGAAGATTTTGATAAAGAAGACCCTCCAGCCATGATCGCAAGATTTTCGGATGAAGGAGTGCCCTCTGGCATAAAAGAAAAAAACATCGTTTTAAAAAAGCAAGAAACTGTTAATGAAGAATTACAATTAGGAAATCTTAGTTTAAAAAATATATTTCGTAGAAGTTTTATGTTTACAGATGCCGGCGCCCTTTCACAAAATAAATTATCAAAAAATACATCCACTAGCGATTTCGGCTTAGGTCAATATGTTTATGACTTAGAATTAGAAATTTCTGATTATTCGCCCATCCTGGTTGGAAAAAAATTAGTAAAAGCAATTAAAGCAAACGATGTTTTGAAAAAGTTGTACTTAGAGGCTTCCGAAGGCTTTACCCAATCTGATTATAAAATTGCGACAGAAAAAGATCCTCATGCCACCCCGATTCCCAAACATATTAATCGCCCTATTCGAGGCCGCGTTGGTGAATTAATTGATAACCGCGCCAAAAGAATACGTACCACTAGAGTAAAGAAAGTACCAAACTTTAATATTAAAAATAATTCTTATAGCACTGAGTATCTAAATAGCAGACCTAGACCAGAAGTACAGTCAGTGGCGCCCAAAGTAATAGACGAGCAGACAGGCTTGGAAAGAGACATGAACAGGGAGGAGTACGCAGTCTGGAAAGAGACTCGCGACACCGCCGAGCCCGTAACTTACAATCCTGAAGTATCTGCTGCAGCAGAAGCTTATAAAGAACTTAAAATTTTATTAGTTATGTCTCCCGTGATCTCTCGTAACGATCTTAACGCAAATATCCAAGCCGGCAGATCAGTGGTAGAACAATCTGAGAAACTAGCAAAACTAGCTGAGATAAAAGCTGGAAGTACTCCGGAAGCATTAAAGGCATTAATTTCCGTTTTAGATACTGTTATAGCGGAGGCGTCTAAAATATCAGGAGTAAATATGCCCTTAGCCGGCGACTCTACCTTAGATGGTCAGCTAACTAGAAACAAAGTGGGCATGGCACAGAATAATTATGACCATACTGGTAATAGTAAATCAAATTCTAAGATAAATTCTGACAAAGGTCGTATAAAAATTAACTTTGCACTACCTGTTATTAATGACCACAGCACCCCCTACTTCGTAGGCTACGATTATCTTGCAGGAGTTCCTGACGGCCCTGCCGGCTCTCCGGCAGTATTTCCCTTGAGACATAGTATGGGGCTTAGACATGTTCAGGCGTCTGGACTGGTCGAGAGAACAAATCACGAATTGTTAAAATATTTTAATGATTTAGAAGCTCCAGTTGATATGTCTGTTACATTAAGTGGCGAAACATTTCCGGTTGTTGCTAATGACAGTCCGGACAGTGAAAAATTTACATATTTAACACCGTCTAGGGTTAGGTTTCATGATAAAGGATACTCAACCTTAAACTTATTTAAGAATGGCACAATTGAATATATAAACAATGAACAAAAAAGGTTCCTAGTTCAACAAATAATGCTAAAAATTATGTATTATAATCTACTAGGCAAGCTGCCAAATGACAATATATTAGAAAATCCTAACTCAAAATTAAATGCTAATCAACAATTAATAAAGAAACAATTATTAGAATTGGCCACAAAAGATGGGACGCACGTAGGCAAAAGCGTAAGCTCAGCATTAGCGGTGTTAACAGATGCTTTAAAGGAGAATAAAAACACATCTCAATCAGATAAGGGCAAAGGTATAAAAGAGGCGGATCAACAAAAAGAATCAAATCTGCAAGGCCAAACAAAAGACCAAAAAACTTTTGACCCTTATGAGTCTACTGTCGGCGATGAGGGTTTAAATAGTGACCCCTCTTCATTGTTATTTGCGATGCTCGGCAGTAAAGTGTTAAAAAATAATTTACTAAATGAGATTGTTCGATCTTCATATTATAGCTTCAACCCTGAAAAAAGTGTTCTTAGTGCAGTTAAGGACTCTGTAAGCGACGCCACAGATAAGGCGGCAATAGCAAAATTACTTTTAAGAGGTCGCCTTAAAAGCTTGCCTAATCAAATAAAGACTTTAATGTTTGACTCATATGAACAAAAAAGAGAAAATATTAGAGAAACAGGTATGCATGATCCTTTGTTAGATATTGTTGGCGACTTGGAGCACTACGGAGCCTTCTGGCTTAATTACGGCAACATTGTAAAAGTTGAATATTTACACGAATTAAAAGATTCTAGTCCAACGTGGCTAGATCTAACTACTTCTAACTATGGAGCCCTGGCTGGAACTACTTTGTGTCGCATCCGTCGTTACGAGAACAAGCTTCTTGGGTTGGCAAAAAATGAAAATTTTGAATTACCTATTTATAATGAATATTTCTTGTTAGAAGCCGGCGAAGAAATTAATCAAGATATACAACCACAGTTGACTTTAGAAGAAGAAAAAGATTTAAGTAAAATAGATTTAGATAAAGCAAAGAAAATATTAAAGCTAGACCCCAAACATGATATTTATATAACTCCGGAGCAAGCCCAGAAAAGAAGTTATGAATTAAAATGCAACGGATCGTTCCATAGTCACACATTGACTAACGAATACAAAGAATATGCCGGCGTTGTTCTATATATGCCCTGCAGTAGTCACGAAGAATATGTCAGCAATCTAGCTAATATCGGCGGCTCCGAGTCTAAAAATCAGAAGTCCGAGTCTAAAGATAAGAAGTACCAATAATGACTTTAAAATATATTAAAATACCAGTAACCGTAGATAAAGAAAAAGTAGTCTTTGTTGAAGATTACAATGCTGCAGGCAGGTACGATTTAGAAACAACTAGAGGAGTTACGCAAACTGAAATTCGAGAAGGTCAGTTCGGTTATGAAATAGAGGGCACAGAGACTCAATTAAAGCAAGATAGTGAGCTTGGTGTCGGCAGATATTATTATGATTTTATTCGTATTAATGCTGGCAAGTTTTTTAGTGACTCTGGTTTTGGCCTAGGTAGAGCGCCCAACCCCTTCGGCGCGCTTTATGGAACTCAGGGCGATTATTCGGAGTCCAGCCAGGGTAAGCTAGAATTTAATATATCTTTGGATCAAGGAAAATTCCCTTTTGAAATAGAAATTTTAAAAGAATCTAGCACTTTTGAATCCCTCTCATTGGGCCTAGGCTCGAAAGTCTCCGCCGATACCGCCTCCCTCTGGGGCCAAAAACACGAAAAAATTAACATTTTTCCAATCAATCCTGACCTGCACTTTGGTGGAACAAAAAACGTTTTCAATGATTCAAACGACTTCCAGAAAGCCTATTTAAATCAAAAAAACAAAGATTCAGATTTAGATGGCCCCGATAACTATGAAATTGAAAAATTAAATATATTTCCGGCCATGGGTGGTCATGGTCTGGTCCCAGGTGGACGACCAATTAACGATGGCCTAGGCGCGCTGGCTCCGGATGATCTTAAGCCGTTAAAATATTTTAGAGATTTTTCGACTCAATACGATGTTCCATATTTAAAATCAAGCATATCGACGGATCTTAGAAAACTAAAATACGTCAACGTAGAATCAGAATACAATTATCGTGTTGAGGAGTACGAAAGAGCTATCCCTACTATGGCTATTCATGGTTCCGGCGCCGACTTAAATAAATTTTATATGCCAGAGCGCGTTTTGCCAAACATGTATATCCACCTTGCTTTAAATGAAAGCCGAAAAGGTGGTGTTTCTATGGGTCAAGTTCTGGGCCGCGAACTTGTTGATCGATCGTATTTAAAACACATATCTTTAACTCAAAATTTGCAAAATCCAATGGCTAACATTGAATTGTTTAAAATGAAGGGTGATTATTTTAAAAACTGGGGAAAAACCATTAATAAAGTCGCGGTTGGCGCTGGATTAATAGGCGAGGAGCCTGAATTTGAAAAGCTAACAGAAAATCCAGTAGGATCAACAGCTAGGGAGTTTTCGAATGTTGTCTTTCCTCTAAAAACGGTAAAGCAGTTATCAGACGTCGAAACATATAAAGAAACTTTTCCTATGCAAAATACCGTAGAGTTTTCCACTGACACTATGACGCAGTTTGCTGACCTCCTAGAACAACATGGGTTAAAAAATGCTTTACTGAAATCAGTAATGGCAGTTAGTACGATGCCTCTTGAACAGGCTGCAACACCCGGGACTCTTGATGAGGCTCAAGAAAGCATTTCCTCCACACTAGGCCCGGACGACGAACCACTATATGATACTGGTCTATCACAGGCAACAACGATGGAGGAAACTGAAGAGGTATATAACTATGAGGAGGAACAAGAACAACTAAGAAACATACTAAAACCAAATTTCTTATTTGACACTCTTAATAGAATTAAAGAAAAAAGATTACTATTACATGATTTTGATACATCAGTCGAGCAGACTCAAAATAAAATATTTACAAAACGTAATAAAGTTTTATGTCTAGATAAATGGTTTAAAGCAGAAGTTTTTAATTTTTGGACACAATATCCTCTAACAAATGGAGATCTTGAGAGTAGAACCATTGAATTGGGTGGTGATGATAGTTTTAAAAATGATGACATTTCAAATCCTTTTATTAATAAAATTTATGGATTAGGCTTTAAAGCACAGATAAATAATTTAGTGAAAAATAGAAGCCGCACTTATAAAGACATAATTTCTGGCAAAAGGGCTCACAGCGAAACAGTATTTTATAGAGTAGAAAAACTCGATGAAACCGGAAGAGTAGTGCAAAATTTTTGGTTTACGAATTCCTCAGAGATTGACGTAATCAAATTTGTAGATACTCAAGTTTTGTATGGTAAGAAATATAAATATAATATATACGCATGGCAGTTGGTTGTCGCAACAAAGTATAGATATCTAGCGCCGGCGGATAAAGCCGATAATGAGATGGGCGTAGGCCCAACCAATACTGGCGGTCAGGATACTGGTGTAGATGTTTTTGTAGTTACCGAGCCTGAATTGCTTTTGTTTGAGACGGATTATCATATAAGCAGAGATTTTACGATTATACAAGACAGACCGCCAGTACCTCCCGGCGTAGATATGGTACCCTATCGTAACGTAGATAACAAGATATTAATAGCCCTGCAAGCAGAGGTTGGAGAATATACTGCAATACCAGAACTATCTATGTTCTTTGGTAATAGATTATCTGAAGAGACGGGTGGCGAATTAGGAAGAGTGTTCGATTATGTAAAGACGCTCTATCCCGATTTAACCTATGACAACTTTGTAAAAAATCCTCCTCCGATTGTCTTTAAGAGTGACGATTTAGTAACTCGGTTTGAAGTTTTTAGAATTGATCGTAGACCTGAGTCATATTCAGACTTCTTAGGAAAAAGTATTGCATCTCTCCGCGCTGATTGTAGATCAACTTTTATTGACGACATCGAGCCAAATAGAAAATATTATTACACTTTTAGAACACAAGATATACATGGCCATCGTTCGAATCCGACAGCGGTGTATGAATTGGAAATGGTAAAAAATTCAGAAGTATCATATCCAGTTATTAGAATAATAGACTTTTTAGAGATGAAGAAAAAGAATGAACAAGCTGGCCGGCAAAGCGAGAAGCAGTTCAAAAAATATTTATATATCAAGCCAGCCGTAACTCATCTCTTATTTAATGATGACAAGTCGGTCTTTGACGAGACCACGCCCGGCGGCGGCAAAAAACGAATCGATTCTGCTTATGATACGGTACCAGTGCTAGGTTTAGAGAACCAGTCTTCATTAAACAAATCCTTTAAATTTAGAATTACTTCAAAAAAGACAGGAAGAAAGTTAGATTTAAATGTGACTTTTAAAGAAAAACTTAATTTAGAAAAAACATCTGATGATTTAACAAAGAAATGCTAACTGTTATAATATAAAAAGGAAATTATTTAAAATAATATACTAATTATAGGGAGACCACCCTGGGAGAAAAAAGAGTTATGGCTTTTTTAGATAATAGCGGAGACATTATACTTGACGCAGTATTAACTGATACTGGACGTTTTAGATTGGCAAAAGGCGATGGATCCTTTAGGATTGTAAAGTTTGCACTTGGCGATGATGAGGTCGATTACACCAAATATAATCGGGATCATGCATCGGGTAGTGCGTATTTTGATCTAGAAGTGTTGCAAACACCCGTATTTGAGGCGTTTACAAATAACACATCTACAATGAAATCGAAGCTTATTTCAATTCCTCGCACAAATCTCTTATACCTTCCCGTATTAAAATTAAATAAACAAGCCGCGAACACTGAAATGTACCTAATTGATGGGTCATCAGAAACATTCCTTGTTGCGGTTGACGAAGATTCAGAAAAAGCGACATCCTCTGCGGCGTCCACAACAACAATGGCTAGCCGAAACGGTGTCCTTGCCGGCGAGAACCCCTCTTCTGACACAGACGGAGGCTCGCTCATTCGAATTGACCAAGGTTTGGATACTTCGGATATCCCAGCCGCGTTCCAATTAGATTCTGATTTGGTCGAGCAGCAATATATTATTGAAATAGATAATCGTCTTGGTAGCATTCACACACCAGCCGGCGCCGGCTTGGCCCCGGTATCATTTATTGATGACGACAATATTGCTAGTTACTACCTATCCCTTACAACTAACCCTGGATATGTTAGCAACAACGACAATGTATCCACAGATGACGGTACACAGACAATCTCCGGCCCCCGAGGCTCTAGCTTGAGGTTCAAGATCCAATCTTCCCTTGATTTAAATACCAGCACAACATTATTTACTAAGCTTGGTAGCACTGCTACAATTCAAAATGATTGCTTTTACTATATCGACTCAAACGTCAGAGTAACTGGAGCTACAACGGGCTATAGGATTGATATCCCTGTGAGATTTATTAAACTTAAATCAGATGGCGCTTGCTAAAATAATATAAGGAATTAAAAATGGCGACTACATTTAAAACTCTCTTAAACAACGACGTTGCTTCGACTAGAACTCTGTTGCATGAAGCAGTTCCAATCACGGGAACAATAGTTTCTGGTACGTATTCTGATTCTAACATTAAGAATTTTTCTCACGGAATGTTCCAATCAGTATATGACTATCCATACTTAAGCTCTTCCGCAAATCACATATTTGATATTACAATGGGTTACTCATCCAACGCGGGCCTATCATCTAGCGCAGCAACACAAAATTCTAAGAAAATTAATATTTATAATCAAATGGCCCAAGTTTTAATGGGTCATGATGCCGACGGTAACATACGGGAGTTCGATAGAGATGGTGATTTGCTTGGCACCACAACGGACTCAATGAGAGAGTGCTTCTTTTTAAATTTCGCCAGACTTCTTGTTAAAGATGAAATTAAGAAAGGAAGTTTTCAACTAACAGTTGCCACCGCCTCTGCTTATAGTCACGGATTTGACAACGCAGGCGAACTAACTTTATATGATACAAATGCTGAAAACGAGTATAGATCAAATTCCCCAGCAGGAGAATATGGATTGCTCTACACGGCATCTACGTTTACAACAGGCGATCACACAGCCCAGGCTGTAGGTCAAGTATTTTATCAGGCCGGTGTAATTGTCTTAACTTCTTCACTTTTTGGAGCAAATCCGGACGACGACGACTCCGAGGTTGAAGTTTCTAATTATTGGGGCTCTAAAGAGGGCGACGATAACGATACTTTCTCAACGATTAAGAAGGCTATGTTCAGCGGTTCCATTTCAGGATCCTGCGACGGCTTAAGAAATAGAATTAAGAATATTCAATTTAACAATACTACGGAATTGAATTCTACGATCTATTTCTGTAGAGCAAATCATAATGAATTCAATTATAGTGCCAACCCAACATATGTAACCGGCAGTAAGATGAGAGTTAAAAACGTAACTTCTGACAGTCCGGTTAGCTATGTAACAACTGTTGGTTTATATTCTGCAGATAATGAATTGCTAGCGGTAGCAAAATTGTCAGAGCCGCTGAAGAAGACTCCAGAAAACGAGATTACTCTTCGTGTTAGATTGGATTACTAGGTCAAATGAATAAATGTCATTCTATAGATTTAATAAAAATGATATATTCTACAACAGGCTAAAGACCTACCCTGAAGTTAATTTTGTTATCCATGCAGGGAAGATTTATTATAAAAATCAACGCGCTGCAGCAGATGGCAAAGTTGCAGTCAACTCTAATACAACTTCTGGTCATATTAATCTCTTTGAAATGAACGTTAATCGTTCGTCAAATCTTATATATCCGTTTTTACCGAAGAATAGTGACCTATCCTCCTTTAAAACAATTGCTACAACAACAATTAATAAAAATGATTGGGGCCAAGAGATAACCAGTTCGTATCCTCTGCAAGCAACAATTTCACGCCAGAGGATTACTGGAGATAGAGATCTACCCGGAGACAATCATCCAAGAAAAAGAATCGTCGCTCTAAGGAACACGTTAGATTTTAATATCCCCTCTAGCTTTCATTATGCGTATACTTCTGATATTAATGGCGATGGTTCTTCTGGCGGCTGGAATAAATCCAGTCAAGAAATTAATCTGGTCACTATTCCATCAATATTTTATGGTTCGTCGATAGAAAAAGGCTCAGTGAATTTAAAATACTATGTTTCTGGCAGTGTTATTGGAGAGTTAAAAGACGAAAATAAAAACGGAGAATTAATTCAAGTTGGCCCTGTGGGTTCTGAAGGATCTGGCTCTGTAGCTGGCGTTGTTCTATATGGACAAGGCTTTATGTTGTTGACAGGGTCTTGGGAGCTAGAAAGTGCATATAATGACTCTTATGATGGCACGAGCGAGAGTCCGAAGTGGCTAAACTATGCTTGCATTAACGAATCGGTGATATCTTCCAGCTACTCCATGGACTTTAATGGTATAAACTATGTCCCAGTGATGACGATGATGGCACATGCTCCAAAAGGCGAGCTTAATTTTTCTAACAATCCAACTTATCTTATAAGCGGCTCTGCGGGTAACGCAGCAGTATCTTCGGAAAGTACTTTTTCTGAGCCGTCCGAAATAAAAATTAAGAATATTGTTTCAAGTTCTTTTGATGGCCACAATGAAAACTTTCAGAAGGAGACTTATATTTCCAAAGTTGGCATATACGATAAAGATAAAAACTTGATAGCGATCGCAAAATTAGCTACGCCTATAAAAAAGACAGAAAATCGTGATTTTACTGTTAAAATGAAATTAGATTTCTAGTATAATGCTTATATGATTTTAGGCTTAGATGTTAGCACTAGTATCACCGGTGCTACGTTAATAAATAAAAACGGTGAAATAATATATAATGAAGCTTGGGACACTAGAAAATATAAAAATTTCTTCCGTAAGGTGGAAGAGATCAACGCAAAGATGGATTTATTGCCTACTGCGCCCTCTAGAATATTTATTGAGCAGTCTCTGCAATCTTTTAGAAGCGGCTTCTCCTCGGCTAAAACCCTTTCTACGCTTTCTCGTTTCAATGGAGTCATATCTTGGCTCTGCTATAGACGATATGCTATCGAACCCGAATATTTGGCAGCGACCAGCGCAAGAAAGTCCTGCGGAATAAAAGTTCCGAGAGGAACAAAGGCCAAACAGGTCGTTCTACAGTTTCTTCTTGACAACGAGGATAGCTTTAGTGTACAGTACACAAAGCAGGGTAATCCAAAGCCAGAGTCATACGATAAGGCGGATTCGATTGTGATAGCTAGAGCGGGGTATAACATTGTCAGAAGCGAAAAAAGTTAAGATTATATCTGATATTCTTGGTTCTTATTATAGAACAAGCGACGAGCTACTATTCCAGTGTCCAAAATGTGAACATCACAAAAGAAAGCTTTCTGTTAATTTAGAAAAAGATGCTTTTAAGTGTTGGATATGTGATTATCGCGGTAGAAAGATATATCACTTAATTCGTCGATATGGCGACTATGCCCAGAAAAAGAAGTGGAATGAGCTAACCAACTCTGTTGATATCTCTTCTTTCATGAATTTGTTTGAAGAATATGAGGTAATTGAAAAAAAACAAATTGTTGACTTGCCCGCAGAATTTAAGACTTTGGCAACAAAAAATAGAGACACTAGCTCTCTAGCAGCCCGGGCATTTCTTAAATCAAGAGGAATAACAAGAGAAGATATCATTCGTTGGAAAATAGGATTTTGTACATCGGGCGCCTATAGAAACAGAATCATCATTCCATCATTTGGCTTAGACGGTCGCTGTAACTATTTTGTTGGAAGAGCTTACGAAGAAGATAGTTGGAAAAAGTATTATAATCCTCCGGCTAGTAAAAACATCATATTCAATGATTTATATATTGATTGGGGCAGCGACTTGGTTCTTGTCGAGGGAATCTTTGACGCGATTGTTGCAGGACCCAACTCAATCCCTCTACTTGGATCTACTTTGCGAGAAGAATCAGAGCTATTTCAAAAAATTATAAAAAATGATACACCAGTCTATCTAGCTTTGGATCCGGATGTTGAAAAGAAAACGATAGATCTCATTGCAAAACTTTTGTTGTATGGCATCGAGATTTATAAGATTCAAGTTAAGCCATATTCAGATGTGGGTGAAATGACAAAAGAAGAATTTAAAAAACGTAAAGAAAATGCGGTTCTTGTAAATGAAACTAACTATTTATTAAGTAGGATTTCGTTTATCTAAGGAGATTTTGTAACAAATGGCTATAACAAGAAATGAATTAAAACTAATGATTAAAGAAGAATTAAGTAAAGCAGATGTCAACATGTTACAAAATCCTAGTAAGATGGACAACGAGGTCGACCTCTATGATGCGATCAAAATAGCATCCCGCGCTTTGGAAGATGTAGTCAGAACTGCCCTGCCTGAATATGGTGGAGTGTCAGAGGAAATTGAGGCTGCTTGTCAAAATTTGCGTGATGCTCTCGATGCTCTTTCTGTTAGATATCCAACACATAGGCACACATCTTTGGGCGATATGGACCGCAGAGTACATGCATACGAAAATAAAAGTGAATAAAAAGCTTGACTTTCTCTTTTAACTGTACTACACTGATCTAATTGTATAAGGAAAAATATGCGCTTTGCACATATAGCGGACACCCATATCCGCAATTTGAAGTATCACAAGGAATATAGAGTAGTTTTTGAGCAACTTTATGAGTCCTTGAAAAAAGAAAAAGTCGATTACATTGTTCACTGCGGTGATATCGCACACACAAAAACACAGATCTCACCAGAATTTGTGGAAATGTGTTCTAGTTTATTCAAAAATCTGGCAGATATCGCCCCGACTCACATTATTCCCGGCAACCATGACGGTAATTTGCGTAATAGCAGCCGTTTAGACGCTCTCACGCCGATTGTGGAGGCTTTGCAGCATCCTGCCCTATTTCTTCACAAAGACTCGGGAGAAGTGAAATTAGACGGTGCCTATGCCCTAAATATCTTATCTGTCTTTGATAGAGAAAATTGGGTTAAGCCTTCCGACACAGAAACTATCAATATTGCCTTGTATCATGGTGCTGTTTCTAATTCTAAAACAGATATTGGTTGGGTGATGGAACATGGCGAAGATGATATTTCTATCTTTAACGATTTTGACTATGCTTTTCTTGGAGATATCCATAAAACAAATCAAGCGCTAGACAAGAAAGGTAAGATTCGCTATGCCGGCTCGACAGTTCAACAGAACCATGGCGAGACCAACGATAAGGGCTATCTTATTTGGGACATTCAAGATAAAGATAATTACACTTGTCGACACGTCCAACTAAAAAATCCTAAACCGTTTGTTACAATTGAATTAACACCGCGCGGCAAGATGCCTAAAAAGGCGTCTCCACCACCGGGCGCCCGTCTTCGCTTAGTTGCTAACACAAATCTATCTCTTGACGTGATTAGAAGAGCGATAGAGATCGCTAAATATAAGTTTAAGCCAGAAGCAATTACATTCCTGAATAAATCAAATACAAGAGGAAACGTTGATGAGCTTGTAAATACTCTGGCCAATGAAAATCTAAGAGATATCTCAGTACAGGAAGAATTAATATCAGAGTATCTAAAAGACTATGAAGTCACTGACGAAATGTTAGAGATTGTTTATAATCTCAATAAGAAATACAACACTTTGATTGAAAAAGAAGAGGATGTAAGTAGAAATATTAATTGGAAATTAAAAAAGGTCGAGTGGGACAACTTATTTAATTATGGCGAAGGCAATAGTGTAAATTTTGAGAATACTAATGGCCTCGTTGGCATCTTTGGCAAGAATTTTTCTGGAAAATCTAGTGTTATTGATAGTATTCTTTACACTATGTTTAATACAACATCGAAGAATAATAGAAAAAACTTAAATGTTATTAATCAAAATAAAGAAAAATGTTCCGGCAAAGTAGAGATTGATATTGGATATTATACATATGTCATGGAGAGGCAGTCGGAAAAATATATTAAAAGGCTAAAAGGCGAAGAATCAACTGAAGCTAAAACAGATCTAGATTTTTACAGAATTGATAATCTGTCTCAAACAGTAGAATCTTTAAATGGAACATCTAGACAAGAAACAGACAGAAATATCCGAAAATATTTTGGTACCTACGAAGATTTCTTGTTGACTTCAATGGCTAGCCAGTTGGATTCTCTATCCTTTATTAATGAAGGTTCTACTCGTCGTAAGGAAATTCTTGCTAAATTTTTGGATCTAGAAATATTTGAAAAAAAGTTTAAGCTAGCTAAAGAGGATGTCTCTGATATGCGCGGAGCTTTGCGTCGTTTAGAAACTAGAGAATTTCCAGAAGAGATTACAGAAGCAGAAGAGCAACTTCAAGAGCATGAAGAAAAGCTAATTCTCGAAGAAAAGCAATGTAAAAAACTAACAAAGAATCTCAAATCAGTAGAGACTAAGATTAAAAATATCGATTCAACGATCGAATCGGCTCCAACAGAGATCATAAATATTAAAGAGATCAATAACGAACTTCAAAGTTTGGCGGATAAGCATGTTAACTTAACAAAAGAAAATGCCAAGTTTTCTAGAGAAGCAAGAGAATCTTTAGTATTTTTAGAAAAAATGCAAGATTTTGTTTCTGCGTTTGATAGTGAGGATCTAAAAGCAAAATTACAAGAAGCAAAAGAATACGAAAAGAATATTTCTGAAACAGAGAGTGAAATATCTATTGTTGCTTTAAAAGAGCACAATCACAAGAAAAAATTAGATATTTTAAACAAGGTGCCTTGCGGAGACAAGTTCCCATCATGTAAATTTATCTGCGATGCACACACCGCAAAGGATAATTTATCTAATATTTCCGAACTATTAGATGATTTAGGCAAAACCAAAGAAATTTACGCAAATAGTCTAGAAGCACTGGATGTGGAAAAGATCGAAGAGCATCTTGATAAATTTCAGAAGGTGCTGGTTAAAAAATCAGAAGTTCAGGACGATATTAATAAAAAGAAAATTACGGTAGAAAAAAATAGAACGCTAATGATACAAATTAGCAATACTATTTTATCTCTTCAAGAAAAGAAGAATGAGTACGAAGCTAATAAAGACGCCATAGAAAATATGGAAAACTTATTAGACAAAAGGAATGTTCTTTTGCAAAAGAGGGATGAATATCGAAAGAATGTAGAACATTCAAACTCTGAGATGATGAACCTCTATAAGCAAAAGGGTTCGTTGGAACAAAAATTAGCACAAGCAAAAGAACAGTACGAAGAATATAAAACTCTCAGAAATGATTATGCTGCATATGACCTTTTTATGGTTTGCATGCATCCTAATGGTATTTCATACGATGTTATTAAAAAGAGGCTTCCTTTGATTAATGATGAGGTATCCAAAGTTTTAGCAAATATTGTAGACTTTGATATTTCATTTGAAAACGAAGAAAAGAAATTAGATATTTTGATCAAGCATCCAAAACATGAGCCTAGGCCGATTGAAATGGGCTCCGGAGCAGAAAAGACTGTTGCAGCAATGGCAATTCGCTTGGCTATGTTGAATGTCTCTACCTTGCCAAAAGGTGATGTGTTTATTTTGGATGAACCAGGGACTGCTTTAGACGAAGAAAACATGGAAGGATTTACAAGAATCCTTGATATGATTAAAACCCAATTCAAGACTGTTGTTTTAATCTCACATCTTGACACCTTGAAAGATTGTGTTGACTCACAAATCATTATTGAAAAGAATAATGGTTACGCCTTTGTAGAATATTAATAAGGCTTGTTTATCGCCATAGTTCTATTTATAACAAGGAGGACATCGCGATGAGTGAGACAACAAAAGCAGCTTTAGATAAGGTATTGTCTAAGGTGACAAGTAGAAAATTATTGGTGTGGTTAACTGCAACTGGCTTGGTATTGTCAGGTAGCCTGACGTCAGAAGACTGGGTTGCAGTAGCACTGGTTTATATTGGATCCCAATCGGCAGTGGATCTTGCAAGAGCCTGGAGGCACGGAGAGTGACGCCTTTGGCCATTAAGGTATTTTTAAAAAAAGCTTGGTCTTGGATTAAAAACTACTGGTACGTCCCAGCGCTACTTTTTTATACTTCAATTATGTGGATCTTGTTTAGAAGACCTTCTATGACTCTATTGGATACTTTATTATCTACAAAGAAAAAATATGAAGAACAGATTGCTATTATTGATGAAACACACCGAGAAGAAATAAAAAATAGAGATAAGAATCTAAAAAATTATCATGAGACAATATCTCTTATAGAAGAAAAATATAAAAAACAAAAAGAAGATTTTGATGACGAAAAAAGAAAAAGAATTATAGAAATTGTAAAAAAGCATAATGATATTGAATCATTAGCAAAAGAAATTAGTGAAAAACTTGGAATAGATTATGTTGAATAAAGAAAATAAAAAAATAATTGCAATATTCTTATGTCTTTTCACAATCCTTTTGCCTAATACTGTATTGGCAAATGGAAATGGTAAAGTTACTGGCTTAAAAAAGGGCGACTCGGCCCCTTACGAAGGTGTTCTTTTTGATCCTAATACTGCTGCTAGGCTTCTAGCTGATAAGGAGAATCAAAAAGATGAGTGTCAATTGGAAATTAATTCTCAAATTGAAAAAACTAAAGCGCGTCATAAAATGGAAATGGACAATGCTAAAATTGCACATGACATGGTTGAGAGAAGATATAGCTCGATTGTTCAAATCAACAACAAAGAAATAGAAAGATTACAAAAAATAGCATTAGAGAGAAGGAATGAATATTCTCCTTTATGGTTTGCCGGCGGTGTTGTTGCCGGTATTGCCACCTCAATAGCTATTTTCTATGCTGCAGTGGAGACTGCGAAATAAATGGGGGATAAGATGAGTGGCTGGCAAAAATTCTAAAAACACAATTGGTAATTATACTAGAGGAAAACTAGAGAAGATAATTACAGAGATTAGTGGCGATCAAACGCAAACCACATTAAGCGCGTCGAATGGTCTAGCTGTTACTGGTAGTGCAAAATTTACCGGAGAGGTTGAGGTTGCAGGCGTACTTAATGCCGAAGGAATTACAACTGTAGCTACTTTAACGGCATCAAATGGAATATGCGTAACGGGCAGCGCTAGATTTAAAGATGAAACAGAGTTTGCTGGAGATGTAACGATCGCCGGCACATTGACCGGTGGTTCGCCACTTAAAATTGCGGACAGTCTAGAAGTTTGGGATGTTGCGAATGGTAATGGCGTCGTAGCCAGACTGGGCAATAACGGTGATCCAAACAAGTTTACAGGCTATGTTGGGTTTAACGTTTCGAATGATGCAGATATTACTCATGGCATAACTCTTCCAAATTCAAGCACCGCCAATTCGGGTAGTATCAAAGCATATTCGTACGAGACTTATAGCTCATCCAGATTTAAAACAAATATTAAAACAATAGATAATGCTATTGGTAAAATCAAAGATATGCGCGGCGTATATTTTGATTGGAAAGATTCAAATAAAAAAGATATTGGCTTCATCGCGGAGGAAGTGGGGGATGTAATACCTGAAGCTGTTGTTTACGAAGACAATGGCGTTGATGCCTCTTCCATGAGCTATCAAAAATTGGTTAGTTTATTGTTGCAGTCTGTAAAAGAACAGCAAGATATTATCGAGAACCAAAATGATAGAATCTCTCAACTAGAGCAAAAGATCGATGAGGCTCTAAAAAAATAATCTGAGTTATGCTATTAGAATAATTCAGGTTTTAAAAATAGGCTTGCAGTACAACGTTTTTTATCGAATAAAACTCATGCTAAAGACCTATTTAAGTACGGTAACCTTCGGGTTATCATTAACACGGTAGTCTTCGGACTATCACTAACACGGTAGTCTTCGGACTATCGCACATATATAGGGGGAAATTTATATATGTCTATTAAAATTACAGGTGATAACCTGCAACATGGTACAAGCACAGTCGCTACTTTAGGTACGACTTCGTTTGCCATGGCCTCCGGAACACTAATGGAGCTTACCGACTTGCACGTCGCTGGTAACCTTACCGTTCTCGGAACTCAAACTCTTGGCGATGCTGAAGCTGACTCTTTGGCAGTTTCTGGACACGCCACTTTCAGCGGTGAACTCACCGCGTCCATGGGCATGTATGTCCCAGACGACAAAAAGATCTACTTCGGTAATGACTTCGATGCTTCAATCGAATATGATGAGGACGGAACCGACGAACTTCGTTTTGCCGGCGCTGCTGTCACATTCGAGCAAGCTGCCTCTTTCGACGGTGCTGTTACTCTTGGTAACGCAACAGGCGACACCATTACAGTCACTGGCCGTCTTGGCTCGGATCTCGTTCCGTCAACCGACGGCGCTCGTGACTTGGGTACTTCTACTCTTGAATGGAAAGACCTCTACCTTGACGGCGTTGCTTACGTTGATGAGCTACAGGCCGATCAGCTTGGTGCTGCACTCGATGCAAACAGCCAAGCAATCACCAACATCAACGTAGACTCTGGTGCAATTGATGGAGTCACTATTGGTAGCAATTCTGCTGTTACATCCCTGGTTGCTAACGGTGGCGTCAATATCGACGATGGTGGCGATGGCGCAATTGATGGTTGTGTTATCGGTGCTAACACCGCTGCTGCTGGTACATTCTCTGCGCTTACAGCTACCGGAAATACCGCTCTCGGCAACGGCGTCTCAGACACACTTACTGTGACTGGCCTTTCTACCTTTACCGGTGCAACTGCCATTACTGGTGCGTTAAACGTCCGAGGCGCTGCATATGTTTCTTCAACTTTCGAAGTTGAAGGTGCTGCAGACTTTGAAGGTGACGTCAACATTGACGGAGCAACCACTTGCGCTGCTTTGACAACCTCTGGCAATGCTGCTGTTTCTGGTACGCTTCACGTCACCAGCAATACAGACTTGCAAGGTACTCTCTGGGTAAACGGCAATCAAGTTAACGAAGGCAACATCACTAGTGATGGCGTCATCACCGCCGGCACCTCGTTCACAATCGGCAGTGCTGCAATGTCCGAGGCTGACCTTGAGAAGCTCGACGGTATCACCAATGGTACTGCTGCTGCTAGTAAAGCAATGGTTCTAGACTCTAATGCTGACATTAGCGGCGGTCGTAACCTTACTACGTCAGGAGCGATCACTGCTGGTACTTC